GTGCTTGAATCATTAATACCGCAATTTGTTTATCAATAGGAACCTGCATTGCATGTGCGCTAGGTGTTTTGATTTCTATGTGATCTCTTGAATCCAAAGGATCTGATTCAACTTTCACATATCTTTCGCCATCAACTTTTTCAATTTTAATCATATTAAATCCTGTCTGAATATATAACTAGATTTGCCTTTCTGAACTTTATTAAAGTAAGTTTTTCTTCAACTTGCTCTAACACTTTCCAGCCTTTGTGTGTAAACCAGTCTATCTGCTTGCACTCTAATTTTCTAGGTGGAAATAAAGTTGGCTGCAACTCTAACTCCTTATCTTTGTCTATACAGACCACTACCTGAGAAACCGGATAGTCAGAAAACGCATAACTTGCTGTATAATCTAATGCTTCAGCTTCGGCGTTCTTTTTAGCGTAAAGCGTTTCTACATAGGCAGAGTACAAAACTCGATTAAACAAATTTGGAAGCAACGACAATTTACCTACAGTAAGAAACTTTAATTCAGCATACTCAATTGCAGGTCTTGGGTGTCCAACGCACAAGTGTACAACTTCTGAATTATTTATCTTGTCGATGTCCTTCGCTGACGCCGAACAAATGAACGGCAGAATATAATTAAGTATATCGTCAGCTATAGGATTTGCCGAGTTAATCGATAGACCTGTACAACTTTTTGAAATACGCAATTTTATTATCGTATATTCAGTTCTTGACATCACGAACTTGCACCAAGTTCTTGAAGCCGCAGGTCTATCAATGTCGTGCATTGTGATTTTGTGATTAAACATAGTCACTCCAACTGTTTACGCCATTTTCTATGGTTACGTATATAAACAATCCACATTGCAATGTTCATTGGCAACAAACCCCAATTTTTACTGAGTATTATCCAAATAAGCCAAAGCACTTGATTAAATAAACCTATCAGCCAAGCATTGCGATTTAGATTTCCAGCCAACACCGTCTGCCAAATGGATATAGCGGAAAGCAACCACGGCAGGTAGCTAACTAGATCTGAAATTGATAAACTAAACAAAGGCGGCCACCGAAATTAAAATAAGAGAAGTAGAATCAGTTACCAACTTACGCTTTAATATAGAGCTTAAGTAAAAATCCTCTACTTTTAAGCAGATTATTCCGAGTAGTACACTCAGGCTGCTATACAAAACTAAGGCTTCAACCATGCCTGTATTCGCTTCTGTACCCACACGAACCAGCGAAACAACCATCAAAAGTTGGTAAGCAAACAATCCAAGTAGAACTGTACATAAAACATCGGAATTGCATTTACTTGTATCTCTTGCTGTAAACGCTTCACGCTCTACCTTCATCACAGAGATATAGCCAATAATAGTGGCTATTAAACTGGCTACCAATAAATAAGCTTGCATGTTATTTCCTTTTATCTAAGTTGATACCGATCATGATCCAAAGTGGCACACAAACAAAGCTCAGTGTATAAAAATTTGAATCCGATTGCTTAAAAGTTTTGGTGTATATTCCTAACAAACGAACTTCTTTGACATCTTCATCTTCTTCGCCCCAAGTTCCAGATTTTGCTATGTTAATACTTGCACAGCAATTTCCAATCTTCAAAAAGATTTTTATGAACTCAATAACCAGAGAAAAAGTTTCGTTCCGACTATTTAATTCCATTGTCTTGTCCTGTGCGAAACATTGTGTTTACGTCAGAAGGTTTGGGTGTAGGAACAGCCAACTTTAATTTAGTTGGCTTATTTTCAAAGCAGTTGTAATTAACCACAACAACTACAGAATCTTGCCCCACAGTGAAACTTGGATTTTTCGCTTTTATTGCTTCTGCTCTACTAACACAAGTTTCATAAGAGTCCAAGTCAGACATTTGAATAACTTCTATTGCATTGCTGCGCCCACCATTTACGTATGACGAAGTAATTATTGCTAAAACAAGTAACCACATATTACTTCTTCTCCAAATTTTCTTTTAGTTTAGTCAACATGAATTCTTGCGCTTCATCCAAAGCAGTTGTAACGGTTTCTGTAGAATTTAATGACGCATTTCTTACGGCCTCACGCATCATAAGCAGTCCAGTTTCTCTATCTTCCAAACATTTGGTCATGCCAGAAGTTAACATGCTGGTAGCAAAATCGAATACAGAAAGTTCGTGAATAAACTGCATCTTTTTAAAATCTTCGGCAGACAGTGGCTTCCCAGTTTGAAGTGCATCAATAAACTTTTTACGAGCATCTTCAATAGGATCGACAACAGCTTTTGACTTATGTTCTTCTTGAACATAATCCTTAGATGAATTGAACAGTTGAGATTTAAACAAAATCAGTTTCTCTATTAAATAAGCTTGAGTCACATTTCCAGCAAACTGAAATTCCTCACCACCTTGCACTTTAGCTGAAAATGCAAGTTTATGCAGTACCAAACAATTGAATAGCCAAAGACTATAAGCGTCTTGATCCATTTCCAGTACAGGCTGTGTAGCACCTCTTAAAGTTTCTGCGGCCACTATTAAAGTTTCTACTGCTGTACACAAAGATTCATAGCTATTTTGTATAAAAATAGAATCGTAGCCTTCTGTAGATTTAATGGCTGTATTCAAAGTAGATAATACAGAGGCTTTCAGATCATTTATTTTACGCAACCCCATTAGTTTTTCCGGTGTAACAAGATTTTTGCTAAAGCTACTATCAAGGAATTTTGAATTGTAATCTGCCACCGATTCATACAGGAAAATAAAATCTTGCAAAGCATTTCTGCTAAAACCTTGTTCTTCTTTATTTTCCAATCGACTTAACGATGCCTCAATTTCTTTTAAATATTCAATACAGTCAACTGTAGAATGCAGAATACGAGAATTCGCTACCCTAAAATCTTGATAACGCTGATTCAACTTTTGATTAAACTCAGCTATAGTTTTAGGCTTGAAAAGTTTTCCAGCTGATATACGGATTTTTGAAATTACATCAAATTTGCCGCTACCTGCCAAGGCTACTGGCGTAGAACTCATTGCTTTATGCAGCAATCCTTTTTCGTGCATTATGGCGTCAATATCAAAAATGTCATGAGCTGTTATTTCATCACGCTCTGGAATATCAGTAGTCTCATTTTCATCGAATGCAACAAAATGAATGTTAGGCAATATATCAAGTATAGATTTTATACCGCTGTTGCTAAAGAGCTTTATAAGCATATCACCAATGGCTGTGATTGTAAAAGATGTGTATTCGCTTGTCCTGCCATTAGCCAGTGAAATAGCGGTAGCATAAAGATGATTCAGTTTCATAAATTTTGCTCCAAAAATAGAAATAGGGAACCAGAAATAATCCAGCTCCCTAGTTAATAGTTGATTTACAGTTTAGATAAGACTTGATGGCTTAACGATTTCGGTAAATGTTTTACCCTCAAACTTTTTAATATAGTTTTCGTAGTCCTCTGGCCGCATGTTTAAAACCTGAGTCTTACCGTCCCAAAGGCGTCGAGTGAAATACATATGCCATTTGCCAGCACTTTTATCAACTTCACCGCTTTTATAGTGTGTTGGTGTGCAAGCTGAACATAATGCAGTACCATCTGGAATATCACAAACTTTTTTATGATTGTCGAAACGTGTCCACCAGTTACCACAGCCTGTATTTTCTACGCAACCACAAACTTCGCAAACAAACATTGGCATAGTTACACCATTGAGATCCAGTTTAAGTGTGACATAAATTCTTTTGGATAAGAACGACCTTGCGATAACGCTTTATGCCAAATATCCAGCTTTATTTTTTCAGACAAAGGCACTCGAACCATTACAGAAAATTCGTTTGAAAAATCCCGCCAGTGTTTTGCAATTTCCATAATGCAATGTATTGCTTCTCTTGTCTCTGGTATAGAATCTTCTTTGCCACAAACGCGAACAAGTTTATCTACTAAAATGTAAAATTCTTGTGCGCGAATAATTCCGTGCGAAGTTGAAAAGTGATCTCTCGCAGACACCGAAAAATCTTTGACCTCAACCTGTTTAAAAAATCTACGCATTACATAAAACACATAAAGCGGAATGTGAATAACACAACCTGAAAATATATCCGCTTTATGTTGCTTTAAAAAATCCTTTAAAGTCTTTTCGTGTCCCATGATAGGAGTCCAAGACCCAAAGTTAACACTTAAAGCTTGAGCAGTCTTTTCTATTTGTTCTTCAGTCAACTTTAAAAGCTCGTCGGCAAAGATTCCTGTTTTAGATCTAAGCACTTGTTTTTTGTAAGGCGTGATATTGCAAAAGGCCATATCGTTGAAAAATCCGTTAGCCTTTTCGTACACACCTAAAAGCACAGCCATGTATGGTCTATAATCGATACGTTCACTATGAACAATAGCGAATCGTATTAGATCCAGATCACTAAAAGAAAAGTTTAATGCGTATTCTGGATTGACTTTATTGTCCACACTTAAAAATTGATGAATCAGTTGAATACGCATTGACGTTAGTTTACGGTTATCCAAGTGATCTAACCAGCGCGACATAGAGATAATTTCAAGACGCTTAACCTGATTGTCTTGCATAAGCATCTTGATTAAAAAGTTTTCTTCTGCATCAGATGTTAAACCTTTATCTGTTGCAAAAGCAAGATTTGTGACATTTAGATCGCCAAGAGCATTTAGAATTCTTGATGGAATTCCTTCACTCACATAACAGGCAACCATATCACGTTCGTAGGTTATGCCAAATAGTAAGTTGTGTTCTTTATCCACGACAAGAAAGCGTGGCTCTACAGGTAAATCAATTAAATGAATGTGACCTAAAAAGTGCATAATATCCTCTCCACAGTTTTACAGGTTAAACCAAACTTTGTTAATCTTTTCTCGCATAGACTTTTCTTCAGCTCGTTTCAGTTGCCAAATTTTCTTTATAACCTTGTCAACTTCTTTAACGAATTCAACTGAACCACTTTCAACAAATATTGACTTTTTACGAGCAGATGATATTTGATGATCTTTGAACGGAACTTCTGCCTTACCAACAGTTATTTTACCGTTGCCCATGCAACGTACATCAGAAATTGAAAGACGGCGAATTTTATTTAAGATAGTGCGAATAAAATCTTCCTGAATTTCATCGTTCTTTTCCCAAAGCTTATAGTGGCGAATCGCAAGTTGATCAGCTATCTCGCAATTCAATAAGCTTAATGCCGCACGTATATAAATTTCTTGCATTGCACCTTTGCATGTACAACGATGACCAGTCACTGAACTGTTACGACTGTTACTGCTATGCCAATTGCCTTGAATATTGGCAGCTTCGGCTTTGCAGAAAACGCACCAATGATAACCAAACAACTCTACTGTTGTAGAACTAATTTCTGGATAAAGCGTAGAACTGTGGTTGTATCGAAAGTTGTCGGAAATGGCGCAACGATCCATAAGTAAATGCGGCTCGTTAGATACTAAATGTGGAAAGCGTTCTTCATATTTCATAATTTCCCCTTATTCGATTTGCCTTGAAATTGTCTGCGACCTAAAATATTTTTACCAGCATTACTAGCTTGCTTAACCTCTTTTGCATAAGGCGCTACGGCTAAAGAGTAAGCATCTTCTCCGGCCCAAACCAACATAGCTAATAAATCCACCGGAACTAATTCATAGCCTTTTGGTATTAAACCAGAATCCCGTAATTCAGTTGGAGTCATTGGAGTAACATCGGCTTTGTCATAATCAGCACGAACAATATCAAAAGGCATATAAAAGTTTTTTCTTCTTTCAATCTGTCGTTGTTCGTATTCTAACTGTTCGCGTTTCTTATCAGCTTCTTGTAAAGGAAGTAACTGATTGATTATTTCAGACAAACGTAAAGCTTCTCCATATCTGCAATCAAGAATATCCTTACCAAATTCATTATAAGAAAGCATGTAGTAAGAGTTTTCTTTTTCAAGCTTGAACTCTAAAGATCTTCCGGCAAGAAAAGGGAAATCTTCAGCAAGTTCTTGTTCGAGTTCTGTTATTTCAGACTGAAAGATTTGGTCAAGTAGTTTATCGGCTTCTGTTGTGTTCTCCTCTCTAGGAATCAACTTCCCCACTTTCTGCATAAAGCGTTGAACATACCCAACAATTTTACACTGATCATGGTAGGCATCTAATACTTTTAACTGCTCAGCATCCGCAAACTTTCTTAAAGCGTAAATTTCGGAATCTGACAACTCTTTAGACATTTTAATCTCCAAAATAAATGGGGCCGAAGCCCCTTTATCAGAAAACAGATTTCGCTTGTTTAGTTTCGTAGGCTTCAACTGTAGAAGCATCTAAAACCAGATCACACATGGCTAAGCTGAATTCCTTTTTGTTGCTTTCGTCTGGACGGCCAGCCATGCTGTACCACATGCCACTCCAGCTGCGACCTAATTCATATTTAAAGGTTGTACAATCAGTATTCAAATTTTCCTGATGCACTCCATATTCATCACGGCCTGAATCAATAAGCACTGCCATCTTTGTTACTAATTCGTTGTTGACCGGAATATTATTTTCCTTCAACCACTGAACAGCCGCTTGAGAACCGTCAGCACCATAACGCGAAGTATTGCTGGAAGTTAAAAGATCTTTCAATGCTTGAGTGTCCATGTTTTTCAGACCTTTTAGATCCTGCATTTTAAGTGTGTACTTACTTAAAGCGGATTGAGCAAGGCGATAAGTTGAACCTATCTTTACCTGAAAATCTGAACCGCGATCTTTGTAGTGAAAGTAGGTTGCAGCAAATGCAGCTACAATTAAAAACAACGAACCTAATATACCGAGAAAAATACCCAGTGCCGAACCTTTTTGCATTTTCATATTCATAAATTTACTTCCCTCATTTTACGTGAAATAAAATAACTGACTAACAAGTTTAAGGATGCCATGATAAATGAAAACCACAGCGGTATCTGAACTTCAGATTTCTTTTTAGCAAAAGTCTCGGCAGGTAAACGAACAAAAAGTTTATCCACCATGTCTAATTGCGAATCCACTAACTGAGGAGTGAACGGTTTACCGACAGACATGAATTTAAGTTCTGTCAATAGTTCCCTGTTGTTCATTCCTTTTGCGTATGTATTTGCGTTGAACCAAAGAATTTCATTACCTTCTTGATTCATGCCCAACATTATTATCAGATCATTCTTTTTGCCACCCGCCCATTTTGACATAGTGGCATAAAAATAATCAGGGCTTTCTTCGGTCAAAATATAAATAATGTTGATTTGCTTCTGACTTCCTTTAACAGTGAGCCAACGACTAACTTTTTCGTTTAGCCAACTGGTTCCAGCTTTGGTTGTATTCAACACGCGATTATAATCAAAGTAGTTGTATACTTCTGGATAATTGTGCAGAGTTCCATCATAACGCTCTTCCAAACTTTCTGATTTGAAATTCAGACTGTTATCGCCTATCAACAGAAAGTTTTCATAACTATTTTCGGCTGATGCAGGATCACCTACTCGCAAAGAAGCCCAATAAGGTGGGGTATTTAAACCTTGTCTATTGTTTGGGCCACGAGAAATGGTGAATGATCCGACTGTGGTAAATACATCCCAGTCAACATCGTAGTCATGTTCGTAACACGTTGAACATTCGCGCGTACAACTTTTGCTTCCATCACTTCGTTTTGTACATACATCACGGCATGGAGGGCAAGAAAAAGAATGGCTACAGCTAACTTCATCGCGTTGTTTTCCAACCACACTACCATTTAATATTTCAAAGTCAGAAGAGGCTGTTGTTAAGTAGATAAAGAAAAATATCATACTGAAAGCCGCAACAAACGTATTACCTAGTGCGCTTATACCAAATTCTTTGAGCGTTATTTTCTCAAAGTTGGTATGCTCAATTCTAGGTCGTCTATACTTAGGTATATTCGGATCAACTGGTGCATCTTTATGTCTGAACCAACACACGAAAGTTGTGACGAATCCAAACAAAAGACAGATAAAAAAGTGCTGCATCATTTGCGTTCACCCTGTCTTTTTAAATAATAGGTCTTACCTGCTTCAAGGTGAGCAGCTTCGTCAAGCTCTATTAAAAGTTTAATACGCTGTTCAAACTCTTCTTCCGTTTCTTGAAATCTACGAGGAAGCAAAGCTTTCATTACCAAAGGAAGATCTTTTGTTTTCCAGCGAATTACTACACCACGAAAATCTACACGCTGGCCTTTTTCTGAAACACCGTCGAAAATATCAGTAAAGGACGGAACAAACTCTATACGCAGTGACTTGACGTTAATGATATTTTCTAAAATCAGTTCAATGGCGTCAACACCTTCAACTGTGTACACAAGCAGCATGTAACCAGAAGAGTCTGGTGCAAACTCTCTCGCCTTTTTAGGAAAGCCAAAATGTTTTTCAATTTGACCCATTGAGAAAGATTGGCCGCTGCACGAATACAAAGATGTCACACCATAGTTTGTGTTGATATGGTGCAAAACATCTGATAACGCAGGATCTATTGCGTGAATTGAATCTTCAGGCTCAAGATTTTTAACTGCATCCCACTCGCGTTTAAAGTGTGCGTACAATTGATCATCTATTGCAAATTGCTTTACAAAATTCATGGTTACTCCAAAACATAATCGTTGTATTTGCAACCACGAGTAGCCGCAAAATCTTCAAACAGGGAAAGTAAAACAGGATTAGAAATTTTATAACCGCTGCTTACATAAAAACGCGAAACCATCCAAACCCGCTGAGTGTCAGAACAAGCATAGAACTCAACAAAATCTCGGAAAGAATAAAGTTCACATTCATTTTGGACATTTCCATCAACAACTACTTTTGTACGGCAGTTCATTAACTGAGTTGCATACGAAGTTTTTAAAGCGCTGTGTTTCTTTTCAATTACCTGAATGGCGTCAGCAACAAATTCCAGAAACGGAATTTTGATACCAACATCAGAACATTCCAGAGTAGCTTTTCTCCAAGCATTCATTGCAGCAGTCGGAGTTAAACCTGAACCTTGTACGTTAAGTGTGCCGATACGCAAACTTTCACCAACCGAATATTTGAAACCAGCAATCATGTTGCCTACTGAGAAAATCTTGTCATCAACTATTTCAAGGTTTTCCACAGTTTCTGTGTTGGCAGTTAAAGTTTGACCAGACATCAACTTTACTTCAAAAAGAATTCCAGCTTCTGAATGTTGCACCTTTACATAATCAACTGTTTTAAGTTTGCGCGGCATCTGATTTTCCTTTTGTCGGCTCATTCGCTTATCTCCAATGTGTTTTCAGAACCACTGCGGCATAAAAACTTTTGCTGTTGGTGTTTGTAGTAATACAGCACTTGAAAACGCGCGTCAGCTAATTTGGCCTCGGTTAATGGCGTGTCTGAATAAACTACACGATCCGTTTCAGCAAACAGATCTGGTTCAAACTTACCAAAGGCCGTGTAATAAATAAAGCGAGTAAGCATTGAATACTCTGGTTGTGCAAGGCTGCGAACCTTTCCACCGATACCAACAAAACCTACTGTTCTATACTCATGATCCAAATCAATTGCTTTTGCATAAAGATCCATCACTTGTTTGGCTGTCAAAGAATCGCACACGTAAGCTGCAAACAAAATGCTTAGCATTGGCATATACGCAAAATCAACGGAATCAAAAACATCAATAACGTGATTCGGTAAATATGCAAAATTGTCTGGCTCAAGTGCCTGAAGAAATGCACAATCTTTTTTGATGTGCGCTGACAGCATGTGCGTGTAAGCATACTCAATCAAAAAACTAAGATGAATCATGTGAAGTAATCCACATGCTTCATATTGATCTGCATCCTTTGGGTATTCCAAGTTTGTACGCATGTGCTGCGGAATAATTCCGACCGAAATAGAAACTACGTTGTCCATAAAATATCCTCTGATATATAAACTCTGATTTACAGTTAATGGTTAAATTGATTTCCAATATGAAAATCTTTGAAAATTTCTAAAACCCAATCAGCAGAAGTTCCATACTTTGCTAAAAAGTTTGCGAACGCATCTATTCGATAGCCTTCTTTTTCGTTAGTTTGGTACGCTTTAATAACACCCTTCAATGTGATTTGATATTCGATCATAAAATCCGAACAATCATCCACAGTATTCAGAGCTAATATCTGATTAACAAGTCTGGTGCGTGTCTTTTCAACTAGATCGTTCAGACTTAGATTGTAATCTGGATGATCTGGTGAGTTACATACCACTTTGCTATGATAAAATTCCACACTGGGAACCAGCATTGCTTCTATTGTAATAGCGCAAACTTTTTGAGCCAACTTCAAACTTACATTCGGCACGAAAATAATAAAGCTTTCGGCAGCCTGAGCCAGATTGTTTTGCAGTTCATCAAAGCTAGATGAATGATTAAGAATAGAAAAGTCCAGAATGTTGAACAACACTACAGGTACTGATCTTTCAAAGTAAGGTGGTAAATTCTCGTGCATTTCCATAAACGAAATATCCACTTCACTGTGACTAGGTAACATCTGTAATATTTTCATAATATCCTCTTGTACAAATTGGTGGGAAAATTCCCACCCTACTACTTGATTTCTAGCAGACCAACAATCATTTTCTTGACCGTTTTTCCGCACTCTTTCAGAACACGAACACTTTCTTCGATGTCCTGAATTTTCACCATTACGTAATCACGTTCTCTTGCCGTCAGCAATTTCATTTGATCGCTGTTGATAACTTCTTCTGCGTTATCCAAAAGTTCTTTAACGCAAGAATTGTGATCACAATTAAAGTGATTCATGTCCTGAATTAGCATAGAGGCCAGATGCGTGTTACCACGAATGCTTTTACCGCCTTTGTTACTAACAAACATTGGATTTTCGATTTCTTTAGCCTCGGCCTTTGCTACATAACGCTCAATAGTAACATTGAGTCGTGTCAGCAATTTAACGCAATCACGCTGCATTAAAAGTTTGTAATAAAAATAACGGTAAAAGTGTGTTGCATTTTGCATGGCCCAAAGTTTGGCTGTACGCGCACGACCAGCTGCATCAACATTACGAACATTGCGCTTTATTAATTTAAGTTCGTGCTTTTCTAACTTACGTTTGTTCTTACGTGAGCCAGCACGAATCATAAAACGATCACCCGCTGAATTCATGCAAAGCTGTGTAAGTTCTTTGCGTATAGCCGTGCGTGATTTACTTGCGGCCAAAAGCTTTTCCATTGACGTAGTTTTCAACGGGCCATTTTCTATCAGATGAAGGCAAAGCGCTGTAGCACAATCCAACATCATATAGTTTTTGTATTTAGAAACCCGTTTTTCTGCTTCACGCGGATCTACATTCGGATCACGCACAATCCGTTCTTTATGATTGTCAGCTACTTCCTGAGTGATAGACTTTTTCGCGGCCAGCCAATCTAACCATTCGTTAAAGCTCATACCACAATAGCCGGAACCTGAATCTTCAGCGTATGTGCTGAATTCAAAACGCAAACGATCAAAAAGTTCGCGCAGCGTTTCGCCGGTTTTTGGATCACGATGCTGAACAAAATATTTGTCAGTCAGCAGATCTGTATAGAAAGCCCCATCTAATTCTTCGGCACGGAATTGCCCGTGAAAAATTTCAGTAACGGTGATTACTGGAGATCCAACAGAAAACTGTGGACGTAAATGATAAACTTGACCTACTTTAATTTCCATAATATCCTCTCTATCTTTTTACTTTTAAACACCTGTCCATCGCGTGTATTAGTGCGAACGGCCCAAGCAGAACAAGAAGAATACATTCCAACCTAAAAAGTTCAGTACCTTTTACATCGAAAAATTCTTCCTTCGGCATAATAATTACAGCGAGTATTCCAGAACCAAACCAGAATAACAGAAAAAGAAGCAGAAATAAAAATTCACTCATTTCTGTCTCCTTCTAACCTGCATTTCTTCTGAACTCTAAAAGCTTTTGCTCTAAGTTTCGCAATTCGCCGTTTAATTTATTCCATTCGGTTTCATAAGAACCAACATACTCTATCAAATTTACTTTAACACCAACTTTTTTCAAAAGCTTATCCAACGACATAACATCTTTAGAATCAAGTAGTGGCGCTGGCGGTAAACTTTCGTAGCCGCAAAATTTAACGTCCATAAGGTATTCAGCTAAATCCGCAAGACGATTCGCAGTCACTTGATCAATCTTATCTGAATAAGCAACTTCCATTAGCTTACAGGCAACTGCATGATTCAGACCTTTCCATCTGGCAAGAAATTTATGCCGTACATTAACATAGCTTTCAAACAAAGGCCAAATTTCTGTGTCACCAAGCACCCTATAGATTCGCTTTTCCGTTTTCTTACCTATAGGGAAAATTGGAGTTCCACTTATAATGCAAGCACTTCTCAAAACATCAAGCATACAAACCACCTTAGATAGTTTTTGCAATCGTTTCAATATTCGCCAACGACAGACAAATAATATCAAACTCTTTTTGTTGAGTCCGATGAATTTGCATTCCAGATAAAGCAGCTTTTATGTCATTTACTTCTGCCAGCAACTTTCCTTCGGCTTGAAGTCGTGCCGTTGCTCTGTCAATCTTTGCTGTCGGTTCTTCTTCCAAAGTTTTCCAAAGCGTGATATTAATAATTCCTTCACGTTCACCTTTTTCACCTGAAGTCGTTACAGTAACTTTGACCCAACCCAAGGATAGATAATGGGCTTTGACTTTTTCACGTAACACAAATAACGCGCTGCCAAAATCTTTGTACAGATCCAGCTGAAGGTAGATATGGTCTGGATGCCAGTTGATAAACCATCCGGCCTCAACTTTACCCTGAAATTGTTTATCCAATTCAGCCAATAAATCGGCCAATGTCAAATTTGTTTTTGGAGCTAAAGCATCTGGTTTGAACATTTCGTTCTCCTAATTAAAAGTTGGTTTTGGTATTCTGAAACTTACAAAAGCACAGGTGCGAACATCATCCACAATAATATCCGTGTAAGCTGTCACAGTAAAAGCATTGTTACTTACGTTAAAACTTTCACGAAGATAACGTATACCCTCTTTTGCCTTGAGTCCATTTAGTGCAGATATTATTCCTTGAAAGACTCCGGTTGCCGCAAAGATAACCAAGATTTCTTCTTTGCTAAAAATATGCGAGATCTGATCGTACATACCTTGGATTCTTTTCGCACCTATATCAAAATCTTCGGGAATAGGTAACAAACTTTCAGTCACCTCTTCGTCAAAGCAACAATTGTTTGGCAATATTTTTCCTACAACATTCATACGGCCAAAAGCTTCACAAAATTCAAGGTCTTTATGTTCCTTTACTTTTGCCATTATCAGCTGCCTAAAATTTTCAATCCTTTCGTTCACTTGAATCTCCTATACGTCAAGCCAACGTGTGTAAAACGCATCAGCTTCTTTGTTATCTACAGGCCAATAAAACTGATTGTTGAACAGCAAGTAATGAGCATCAGGAACAAACGGAACCAATTCTTTGTTGATATGATTGGTCATAAGTTTTTTCATATACTCGCCATTTACAATCGCAAACTTTTCTGCGTTTTCTTCTGGCCCAACGAACTTTAAAATATCTGTTGGCCAAAAGCGTTGACCTACAATACCTTCATGCAAAAGACTTGCAATCAATCGGACTTCCGCATGACTTGTTGTGTACTCACGCGGTTTGAAAGGGCTGCCACATTCACCAGCATACGCTAAATAAATCTCGTAAATGTGTATTGGTCGTTGCGCCTTTAAAGCAGCAAAATAATTCACAACTTTTTGAAGCCGTGGTTTCAGGCGCTCTTGCTGATAAATGACTTCAAGAACTGGTGTTAAGGTAATTGGCATAAATCGCCCTCCTTAGTCAACTGAACTTCAATAACAAATTTTGGATTGCCTGTAGGTAAACGAATTGCAATAACCGACAACTTTTTGTTGTTAAGAAATTCGTAAACTTCATCCATTTCCGAATACCAGCGATCTTTGTTCCAGACATCGTGGGCGATCTCACGAATAAAGTCCGTTTTTTGTACGCTGAGGTAAATCAGCGCTGAGATCTTTTCAGACAAATCTGCTTTAACAAGCAAAGATACTTCAACCATTTTACTTGTTAACACAAGTTTTTCAGAACCGCTTGCGAAGTTCATTACAGCTAGTTGCGGAGAATCCTGATCAACTTCACGCAATTGCCAAAACTTATAGTCTATACGTAAGCGCACAAAAGAACTCATTAGTTCTATAAGTGAAACTGGTTCAGCTGGCACAGGCTTATTAGAAACTGGTTTAATTTCCGAAGTATCTGCCATTTGCAAATCCGATAAAGTTGTTCCACCATACAAATGAGCAGTACCATCAAAATAAAATTTGTAGCGGTGCTGACCTGTTGGATTGTGAATGACAGCTGAAATACCCTGAGTATAATTTTCAGTGTCTCGTGCTTCCGCAAAATTTTGCGGAGCCTTTGGAAATTCGATTTTAAAATCTGTTACTTTACGACCGTCCAATGTAACAACAGGATGTCCGGCCATAGCCAATTGAATGTCAAACTTTTTCATATATCCTCTCTTTATTGAAACAATTTACTTCAGCGCAGACACTTACAAAATGTCTGCTAGAAATAAACTACTCGTGAATCACCCAGTTTTCAGAGCATAAATCGCAAATGATAAACCAGCAAGGCATATCAAACATTGAAGGATTGTCGGGCGCGTAAAACCAGACTCCATGTAATGCTTGTGAAATCTCAAGAGCTTTTTCTTTGGTGTAAGAATTGGCTGCTTTAATTTCTGCACCTAAGCGTTGAACTTCAACAACATGGTGGCGAATACTTTTGATCTTTTTATATTCTTCCAGATTCGGAAGCACATGATCTGTTAATGCCGCCCACCAACTTTTTAGATCAGTTATTTTAACTTGTTCGCTCATAAATCTCCTTAACGATTCGCCATCATTTCACGGAAAGAACTGCCAACTTTTTGATGCAAGAGTTCGGCTGATTTATTACCACCCAAATAAATAAATGGGTGATAGTAATGAATGACCTGTTGTGGCCGTTTGTCATCATCAAATAACACGCAATGATTTACACGTTCAAACACCATTTCGTACAAAGGTGAATAAACTTTTGTACTCACATTACATGAAGGCTCTTGCTGAGTATATGCAATGTCTTTGTAAGTGAACGAGTGAATAAGCATTGCTACCAACTGAGGATCAGCAAATTTTTGAATGGTAAGTCTTGCGAATTCATCACGAATATCGAAAGTACCATCTTTTTGTTTTTCACCGTAAGCACAAACTTCATGGCCTGTAAAAGTAAAACATGCCAAACTTTTTCGCAGTTCAGGCTTGTATGGATTGTAGCGAATACCTTCACAAACCAAAATTGTACGGTTTGCCAGAGAAAGCCTTGGATCAATTTGAGACATACCTTGCTTAAGTATGTCCAACATTGCTGAACCTTCGTAATCAGTGGCTTCAAGAATTTCTTGAAGCGATGAAGGTAAATTCATTTTCAAAAATACATCAGTCATTCTATTGTCCTCTAGGGTATTTAGTAAAGCAAGACTGGTTGGAGGTTCAATTTAGATTTTTTATCAGCACTTAACTTGAAGAAATCACAATAATATCTTCCGTTATATGATGTTATACATAACACTTCAGCACTATCTTTTTTGGATAGATATATGTGAGAAGGCAGCTCGGTTTCATACATTATTGTTCCAAAATCTGCATACTCATATTCTTCGTCTGCCGTCCAATGACATTTCTCCTCAGCTTCTCTGTATTCCAAACAATAGTCCAGTTCACCGCGCATCGATTTATTAGAACACCCATAAAAAACTTGAGCCTCTACTTCCTTAAAATCGCGGTTATTGAAGAAAAAAGGTATAGCTTTTGTCAATTCAGTATAAACATTTGAGCTTATTACTTCAGCACTTGGACTTATTATGTAAGCACCCAAATCAACAGGATCGTATTCGTAAAAACTTGCGATATTAATTCTGCTTAAATGTTGAATGTAACTATCTAAGAAAAGACTAAACCAGTCAGACATTTGATCGCGTTGTTTTTTGATTTTAAACCGAAGCGAACCAATTTTATCCTTTAAAGTTTTAATAGTTTTTTCATTAAAAACACTATTTTTAAAACTCACTTCACTGAAAGACATGACAGCGCGTGTTTTATCTGGATAAGCATTGTACATTCTTAGTCCGGCATCTAACATACCATTAATAAAAAAATAATTTTCCAGAAATAGTTTTTGTAATTTTGTTAATTTAGATTTTCTATTATCCACTAGAAATTCACTTATCTTACCCATGTATAGAGCAACTATTCTATGTAGAATAATAAGTTTTATTTCAGTGTATTTATCTTCGACTGAATCAGGATCTGGATCTGAATCCAAAGATGCTAAAAAACTGTATGGAGGCTTAGACCAACAAGCTTTAACATAAGCTATTGCCGTCTTGTACACATTTTCCAGTTGCACTCCTAACTCGAAATTTAAAATTTTCTTTAAAAATCTCTCTAAACTATGGGCTAAATCATGAGACTCGTCACAGTCAAAATAGTTTAATTTGTACATATCGGCTGGATACGAAAATTCATCAGGGAGATCTATAAGTGTTCGCATCATTGTTTCGGAATTTACTGCCTCATTGATGAATGCAGCAACTTCTGGAAATAAAGTTATTCTAAACATCATTTCGCTTTTTACACAAAATATTCTCTTTAATTTTCCTTTGTGATTTAATTCTTTAATACGTGAAAATTCACGGGCGTCCAGAGGCATACGAAAATCTTTAAGCATACTTGTTTCCTTAAGTTAAAATTAACTGCAAATGATTCACGCAATTTACTTTTTGTGTAACAAAAGTCGGCAAACTATTATTACTTAACTTTTATATCAGAACAAAACTGATTTCACTGCAAACACTTTTAGAAAATGTCTGCTAGAATTCAACTTATTTTACTAAATGTGAATCCATAATCAATTTCATACGATTCATGCAAGCTGCTTCTTTTTGCGCCGCACAAGTTGACAAGCGATTTTCCATAAGTCTTTCAGTATCAAAGCAAATTGCAGGATCTTCTGGAAAGTCTTTTGTGGTGCATGTTTGAATGGCTTCACGAAACGCAACAAACTTTTCTGTTTGTTCTCGCTTTTCTTTGTTCAACATTGTAAGGCCGAGCACAGCAATCCATACGACATTGATTATTGCAACAAAGGCAACCGATTGGTTAGACATTGACATAGTATAAATCCTATTATGAAATATCAATAGATTCTTCTAATAATATTGAACGGAAAACCAAAGCATTGGAATAAGTTGTCATGCTGTTATGTCCACCGCCTGTTGAAATACTTTCCATAACTATCGTGGCCAAGTTTTGCGAGTCCTCCTTTTCGGCATCACGTATAACAATAGATCCATTTAATTCTTCCAGTTTATTCAACAAAGCCGTCAACTTTTTAGCAACCGACTTGTGAACTTCTATTCCCATACTGCTATCAGGCATAAAGAAGAGATACTTTGGAAATGAAGATTCATCTTCCGCTGTAATAAATCTTACAGGCTTGCCTGTTTTAGAATCAAACTTTACTGCTGTTTCTTTCAGTCGTTGTGCTGTATGTAACAACTTTACAATAGAACTTAAAGCTTGGTTATACGAAACGCTTTTCGCTTCTTTCAAAAGCTGTATGTAGTCAGGATTTTCTACCAACCTAGTTTTTGCTGCTTTAGTTGGTTTACTTTTAGAACTTTTCATAATATTCTCCAGATCAAAAATAGGTCGTGCGATCCTAAGACAACACGACCTTATTTATTAAACTTCTACAGCTGAACCGAATTGGCTTATCTGCGATTGAACTACTGAATGTTGACTGAACTTTCCGGTGTTCGGATTTTTCAACAGAACACGAATTGATACGTCGCCTCCTTTTGATAGTGCGCGTGTGACCTCGCTTTTATCAAAGTCAATTACGATACCATCATGGTCTGGTGCATCACGAAACGAAACAACAACTTTTTGACCTACGAACATTTTAGCTAATGACATGATTTGTCTCCTTGTTAAGATGTGCCTATTATAGCAAAAATAGTATGTACCTACAATAGCTGTTTTTGACACACCTCGATCAGTTCAGTTACTTTCAACAGTTTTTAATGTAATCGGGTTATCACATACCAACTTGTTGGCCCTAAATTTTTATAAGAGCAGCCCTTCTCCAAATAGTCTATTGAGTACAGATCTAATTCAGTCAAAGCTAAGATTTCCTGAAGTCCCTTGAGTGAACGAACCCAACGCTGTTGATCACTATTAACCAGTTCAAAGCTACGTACATCTTCAGCCGTATTATTTTTCTCAAGTGGATTATTTGAAATAGTAATACTGACATGACCTTCAAGTTCACTGTGACCGATCTCAACTTTCGTCCAACCAGCATCAATAAACTTTTCAGTCAAATATTCTTTGTGTTGAAACATGGCTACACTCAATGGAGTGGCGGCCATTAGATCTAAACTTAACAAATCTGACTGGCGCTCACGCTGAACCCAATTGTCTGTCACTACTTCAATAAGTTTATTGTTTAACAACTCTAAAGTTTTATCAGGTGACAGCATTACAAGATCTTTTGGTGTAATTAATTTCATTGGTTTCTCACTTAAATTGAATCGTAGTCTAAGGCTGGTGCGCCTTCCCAATACAAGCGAACGGTTTTCCAGCTATCAAACTTTCTGTGATTGATCTTTGTTCCAAACTGATCAGCTATTCTTTGCTGTTCAATCTGAAAGTAAAGTGCTGTATGTTGGCCGTGAAGCCATTGACCTGCCGATGGAGGATTCGTCCCATGATAAAAACTTCTGGTGGCTCTTTTTCCAGAAACCGGATCGATATAGGTAACAACATGGTAATATTCTGTTCTGCCGTTACGTGAATTAGTTTTGGTACAAAAACGAATGTTGTTGAAGCCGCCACCTTTTACAGTTGGAACATAAGGAATATCTACCAATAATTGTTTGTAATATTGAATAGCGTGATCTACAGTTGCTTGTATTCCGCCATGTTTAGCATAATTAAAATGCGTTCCATATCGAACACCTTCACGCACTAAACGAACTTGCAAATAACCTTTGTCTGGAAAGGAAAGCCCATGACCATTTGTTGACAAAAGTTTAATAGTTTCTTTTGAAAGTGCCTTCGTTACGTAGTTTGGTAAATTAGTGCAACCACGAGCAAACTTTGATTTTTCTTTTTCTTGCATCATTCTATCCATAAAAGAAAGGCGGGTAAGTCCCGCCATTTATTGCCTTACTTTTTATCAGTCTCTTCTGATAAAACTGACTTATTACAGTCAATAATAAGTTTGAGTTTACCGGAAGATTCAGGCCGCTTTTTCGCAATAACAACAGAAAGTTGATCTGTCGGTAAAGGCTCAGTGCGCTGAATAAAAAAAGCGGTATCGGCTGCGTTCTTCAAGAACTCAATTGTTTTCTTTTGGTGTGGAAAAAGATCCATAAATTTATCCTTAATCCAGAACAGTGATAACGCCAAAGCTATCACCGACTTTAATAACATGGCCTTCCATCAGATCGCCAACTTTTCTGAATTGACCGTCAGCAAGTTCAACAATACTATCAGAAGTAAGTTCGACAACTGATCCAGCTTTATTTACAATCGAACTAAAGCTAACGCCACCAATGTCCACGCCCATTGTATAGTCATAACACTTGATAAGCTCTGCATCATCTGGATGTGAACTGACTCCAAGTGTTGAACTTTTACCACTGCAAACAATAGACGAGCCAAAGAAACTTATTTCACCAGCCGAAAAAATTTCGCAATCTTCATCAAAAGATTCGCGGATCATCTGCTTTAGAATTTTAAACATTTCGGCGTGAACAAATTGATTCGGCATAATCAAAGGAACTTTACGAGAAAGTTCACCTTTAGTAACAGCAACTACGTATTTCATAGTAAATTCCTTATGTTACTGGCTTAATAAGTTTATCAATCTTATCGATCCAGATTGCACGTTTGCCCTCGGCCAGTGCTTTACGCATTGTTTCGCGGCCATCTTCTGTAAGCTCTCTACGGTAAAATTCATTGGCCTTAGAAAAGATTGTTGAATTGCCGCAAAGATGAAGCCCGTTATCAGATTTCAACAACGTCTGTAAATCTTCAGGTTCTATTGCCAATACGTAACCATCAGGACGACTGCCCCAATTTAATTCGTATTCTGTAACACTGGCTACCCAAATAAAAACCAATGATACTTCGGTTTTTAAAGACACTTTGTTAAAGGCAGCAACTTTTTGGCCATATGTTAAGCAACCAATGCTTTCGATGCCTGTTGCACACAAACGCACAACTTTAATGGCATCGATCATTTGTTCGGCATACTCAGTTTTGTCGGGTCTGCGAATTGTTGCATCGTATGCACCTATAAAACTTAGGTAGGCAACACGCTCGACTTCTTTAATGGTATTGCCTAATCGATCTTCTTTTGTAGCATTAAATAAAAAACTTAATGCACTTTCAACGCTGTTGGCGTCAAATAAATCTTTGATTTCTACTTTCATAGTGTACTCCTTAAACGACCAATGAACGCAAGTGCATATAAAAGGCTTTTGTTTCGCCGTCCAGATCAGTTATTTTAACGTCTGTTGTGGCCCGTTGAAGTTCAAACTTTATCTTACTTCCAATAAAGTAATCATGCACTGCCCAACTTTTAAGCGTAGAGTCTGTTGGAGTAAAATCGAAAACAAGTTCGACTGCATCTGTTCCGTGTTCTTCAAAGACACGAGCAATTTCATGTTGGTGTGTTGTGACTGCTAAACGACCACACAATGAAGTTTCATTGTCGCTAAACTTTTTGGCTGACTTCAAAGTACCCAAAGAAATACTACGCTCTATATACCAGATAAACTTTTTCAGTGTATCATTCGTACCGCATTGATACGCAACGTGGACACAGCAATTACGTAACACAGGATCAAGATCTACTGAATTAAGTTTGACACAAAACTTATCTATTAAAGCTTGTGCTTCTTCATACTCAGCTTTGAACAGTGCTTCACCAAGTTTGTTTTCTAACACAGCAGACGCACGATCCATAGTAATGATTGCAAACATTTTATCCAAAGCTGCATTGACAACGCCGTCAGTCAACAACTTTTTAATATAGCTTTCATTGCCTAAGTTATCGCCTTCTTCACACGTAAGTAAATTTGTGCGTTTAATTTGAAAGGCAAGAGTATCACGCATTACACCAAATAAATGGGTTTTGGCTGATCCATCTAAATCAGCTTTACCTAGAACGCGGTGAATCATTTTTCCGTTGTACGCATCTTCTTTGATCATCGTACTGGCTTTTGCAAAGATTACAGAAATATCTAACTGATGGTTTGGTGTTGATAGTAACATAGCGGTTCCTCCTTTGGAACGGGTTGCTTTTAACTAGAGTAGTTAATTTTGGACACTCAAAAGAATGCCCAATCAAAATACACTAAGGTTGAACTTTTAGAAAGCCGTACTTTTCAATAGCGGCAATTCGTTCGGGTGTAAAATCGCCAGAAACTTTCTTCAAGCTTGGTGGATTTGTACTCAAGACTTCGGCAACTTCTACACTACTGCCGTCATTGAAGTCGTATCGCCACACAGCACCTTGTAAGTGCGTATCTTCGATCACCATTAATTGCATTTATTTCCCCTTAGCAATTTAATTAGGTTTGGTTTGATAAACCCAATGTTTAATAGAAATGATAAACTTTTTAATGCTCTTACTTTCCCAATACCATTCATGTAGAGCAACAAAAAGTCTACCGAGGTTGCACAGGACGGTAACAATAAACAAACCTAAGAAAAGCAAGGCAAAGGGAAACAACATTACAAAATAACGCATTACAAATTTGCACTTCCAGCCAAAACTTTTTTCTTTCATAGCGGTTACTCCGGTAACAGGTTGAAAAGATTAAACGTGATTGGGATTAATCACGTTCTTCGTAATATTGTTTGCGTGGGAAAGCTTTTGGTGTTATCCAGTAGCCATCTTCACAAACATCCCAGTCAGTATAAATCGTAGTCCGTACATCACAAAGACTTACAAACTTTTCTTTGTGTTCTGGAACCAGATTAAACAGTGGAATCCATTCGCTCGTTGTTCTCACGTAAACGAATTCGAGTTCTGCCCAACCTTCGACCTTCAGTAAATCTTCTTTAAGAAAGTGTGAAGTCTGCAAAGGAACTTGAGTACCTTCCATGTTTACGCGCAAAAATGGACTATCATCTAGTTCAAGATCGTTTACGATTTGAGCCAGTGTATATCTTTTTCCAGTAATTGGAAATTGTTTCATATTATCCTCCGTTAGAAAACTAAAGTGCATGTACTCAAAGAGAATACATGCTATTAATCAACTATTGTGTACGTGTGACAATCAACTTACCTTCATCAAATTTCAACACATCGCCGACTTTCATGTCACTGATTGCATCAGTCTCTACATCATCCCAGTCAGTTGCATCAAAAATCTGACGCAAGCTAAACTGGCCACGATCTTCAATCTTTTCGTGACGATCTTTATCAACCAGATTGAAAAGTTTAATCAACGGTTTTGGTTGATCTGGAAATAAGCTTGCGGCCATAGATTTAACTTCTACTTTTGGTACATACATAAACAGATCACCAAATTCTTTTCTCTCAAGCAATGGCATGATTTGTTTTCTTTCGACTTCAGTTGCGACTGAAAAAACATCATTCATATCGCAATCTTCGCCAATGTAAACCCAATTAATCTGTGACCAACCTTCGACCTCGCAAAGTTTGGTTTCCAGACCTTTGGTGTAAATGCGGGTAACAGTGCCGATTTCATTTTCGAGTTCAAAGATCGGCCTTTGGTTAAAATCACCAGATGTTTCAATTTCTTTGGTACTAAAAAACTGGCCAACATACTTTTCTTTTTTCATACTAGCCTCACTTTAAAATTGAATTAATAGCAGCATCCATTTCTTTTTGTGCTGCAACTAAATTTTTAGTCTGATCTATTTGAAGCCACAGATAGCCGACTAACAGTTTTACCAACTTTTCTATGTTTTCATCGACAGCCTTGGCTTTTCCTTTACGGCCACAATGATTAATTAAATACGAGCGAACAACCGATCTTGCAGAACTCAAAATAAGATCTTGCGGAAGTTCGTCAATAGTTGACGCCCTTGTTAATAACGCAACAGCTTTTAAATCAGTACATAACGCATTGTACATAAAGCTGATAGCGTCTGAATATTCAAACTTTTCTTCTTTAACTAAAGATACCATAATTGCTTTCCTTGTTTGCTTAACTTGTAGCCATTATAGCAAAAACCGCTTGTCCCATCAATAGGTATTTTTGACACACTTGGATCAGTTGACTGGAACCGTCCAGTCATAAACAATAAACTTTTCATCCAACTTTCTAAAGAACTTTTCAGTTCCGCTTGTTCCAACCGTACCAAACAGCTTGTGTTTTTGTTTTGGCCTTGGTAAATACTCAAACATTTTTCTAGCAATACCAAGACCTCTGAATTTACCACGTATAAAGAAATGATGATATAGACTGTAAATAGATCTATTCTTTGATCTAAAGGTTTCTCTGTACAAAATACCAACTGGTATATCATCAATAAAGGCCAAAACTATTTCTTTCTTTATGTCTTTCGATTGTTCTTCATTTACTATGTTCCGCAGGTTTTTAATTAGCTGCCAACCACTAACATACAGTCTATGCTTAATAGCTAGTTCTGCGCCTTTAATCAGATTTTCGTTTTCAAAGATTTTTAATTCCATGATTTTTCCAAACGAAAAAGGCAGCCGAAGCTGCCTTGTAATCAACAAATTTTAAGTGAAGGCTCTTTTGTATCTACAGCCACGAATAATTGAAAAACACTATTGAAACCAACAACCATTACTATGCCATTGACTAAACGCATTTTAAACACAACATCCAATACAGCTGGTGGATCTTCACCAATGCTTTTATTGTTTATTTCAAAAGCAGCATCTTTCATAGTTCCGTAAGTTTTTGCACGTTCCTTTAAAAGTTCGGCCACACTGATCATTCCGTAGCGCAAACTACGATAGCGACTTGCACCATAATAAGCAGGATTCATTTCATCACAAAATTCACCAAAATCTTCTTCTGGATTGTACAGTGTAGCACCTCGAACAAACAAGTTAAGTTCATTCAAATCTTTTTCATCCAACATGGCCACATGAGCTGCTGTGATAAAATTTTGGATGCGTAACAGAAAGTTTTGTTGGAATCTGCTGACCATAAGTTCAAATTTTATTTGGTCTTGAGTTTCCAACAATTCGCTTATACGCATGGCACTCACTTGTTCCCAAGTAATTCCAGCTTCATCAAGTAACTCTAAACCTGCTTGCACTCTGTAACTGTCAACAAAAATAACGTGGTCAATTTTACCAGTTTTGATGATCGCTTGAGAGCAGTTAATACAAGGCGTACTCATAACCAACATTACACAACGGCCAAACTTTTCAGATTTTGGTCTGTGAGATCTGTGTGGTATGTTTGCAAAATTTGCTTTTTTAATAGCATTTATTTCACTGTGAATAACTTCAGGCAGTGTAATTCCATCAACTTCAAACACATGATCTGATCCGCTGGCAACTCCATTGCAGCCATCACTTAAAATCTGCCAAACTTGACCAGTAGTATGCTGAAGAATAATACTACCCATTTTCTTTCGCGTAACCTTGCTACGCTGTGCCGCAACAAACATATCCAGCACATAAGTTTTCAGCGTTGGAAATTGTTGTAGATATGAAAGTTTAGTCACACTGATTCTCCAATGACAACATCAAGTTTAATACGTTCCGGTGTCGGTAGCGGATCGTACATGAAATCAATTGAGATCAAACAATCGCCATCTTTCGTCATATTGGCTCGATTTGCATCAGTCCAAGTTAAAGAACTTTGCATATCAAATGTGTAAAGAATTATATCTCTGATTTGAGATCTACGTGAAGCAATTCTTCTGGTATCTACTGGAACACTAACGAAGGTTACGCGATTCCAATCTATTTGACCTACTTTACGCTCAACATAAAGCTTAAGCTGCTTAAGAGCGTTATCTCGTGTCGTGGGAAAATAATTAATAAGCAAATAAATTCTTTTCCCTGTACGAAACGAGTCCAAGTGTAGCTTGTTAAGGACAACCATAGTTGGACAATCGAAGGCTATGGCTGAATGTGTACTCATATCAACTATGGGAAATTCATCGAAAGTTGTCAGTGGAGGATAAACCAGATTTTGTGCATCCCAAAACCGCAATTTATTTTTGCTAGACTCTAAATGAAAAAGATTATCTGAACTCATTGTAATTCCTTACACAGAATGTTTTTCAACATATTTATTGAACATATTACCAATACAGCTTGATAGCACTGAGATCAACGCAAAAAAGTTTACCAGCAAATACTTCAATAAGTACACAGGCCAGAATACAGAAATCATGAAAAAATCAACATTGGTTTTATTCGGATCTAACACTAGATTAGATCTTAATTTAATGATCAATTTATCCATAACAACATTATTGTGTAGACAATACAACCATGTACAGGCAAGCGTGTCTTTGTTATGGCTTTCGTATTTAGGATAAAGATGGGAAAACGGATTGTCGAACATTGGCTCTTCAGAATTAGCTTTGATGCCAGCTGGCCCACGCACATCATACTGAGAATTAAAGCCTACGCTGTTGCCGTGGTTTTCATCTATTGGTAAAAATACTTTCCATCTTTCGTGTGATATTGAACTGTGAGTATCTATAGTAAAATCATCAAATTTCGATACTTCAAGAATTCCACTGGCTTCAATCTTCGTCAAAACAAAAGACAGTTGTTTAAGACCCAAGGATCTTAAATCTGCAAATGAGTTGATTGCGAATCCGAGTTCGATAGCCGCTTGATCCAACGTATCCTTCAAATACTTTTTGTGCTTGTGTATAATATGAGATAATACTAAAAGTGGAGAAGCGATCATGGCGCTTACATAAAATAATATGCTGAATATGAAAACCTTTAAATCAAATTCTGTGATCTCTGCAACCACTATTTCATGAGTAACTTCCAACCAAGCTAAACAGCAAGCTACTGATAAAAATATGCACAGTTGAATCAAATTGGGTTTGCTTTCAAATCTGATTGGTTTGATTTTGCCGGAACGATCATTTTTAAGCCAAGCCAAAGGATAAGCTGGCTGAATATGATGCAGTGCTATAAGCAAAAATATTATGCCGAAAACAAAAACGGTTATACTAAAAATTTCCATTTAATTCTCCATTATTCTGGATTGTAGTATCAAAAAGTTTTGAGTTAGTGCATCACATTTCACAACTTTAGAAATAATCAACAGTTGAAATTCGTGAAGTGCTTCAATGTAGCAAATTCGCTCAAGTGCATTTCCCGTAAAAAATACTTCAGCTTGTTCCTGTTTAAGCTTATCCAGAAAACGAATGTAACCTAAACGCTTAGCCTGAGTTTGAAGCAGTTTAGCCTGAACTTTTAACAGAGCTGAAATTCGAGCCTTTCCATTTTGATCATTAATCGAATGTTGAATCTGACCAGTATTATTTTCCTTTTCTACTACTGGCCCAAACTTTATGTTATTTGGTAAGTGCGCTTCATCGCGCATAACAAGATTTATGTTATTCATTTGGATTCCATAACAACTCGTACTTCTTTCAAATTTATGCCTAGTGTTTCGGCACAAGTAGCCAGATTACCGTTAGCCTTGTGTAATAAAGTTTGGCCATGCTTAGAATGCAATACAACTGCATCGGTAATTGGTAAGCAACTGAAATGCGTGTACTCAACATCAAGCTTTTGCAGTTCCAGTATTTGAGCACCCAATACGTTTTTATTACGAATCATCTTTTCGTATTGAGTGCTTTCCATGTAGTCTAATGCAATGTAGGTAATTACAGTTGTCACTAACATGAGCAGTAAAACTAGAACACCGCCCAACGCAAAATGAGCTGCTTTATCTTTCTTTTCCATAATTCCTCACTTAGATTCTGTAAAAACTGGAAGTTTAAGTCTAAAAGAATCGTGTATTTTCTTTATCAGATTAAAAGTGTCCTCACTTATACACGAACTGAAAATGTTTTCCACGTACTTGAGACTTTCGCTGTCCAATGATTTGCAATTTCTTGCGTAACGTAAAAATAATTCTGTTTTATTGTGCGGGATTTCTCCACCACGAACCAAATTTCTTTTACGTAAGTGATGAAGAATCTGAGTAATGAAATAAATAGGTTTATTTAATCTCAGGCCGCATTCTTCAATAAAACGATCACTAAAAGAAAAGTTGTCAAATAAATCAGGCAATTTGAATAATGCACTGATTAAAACATCTAAATCCATGCGCTTAGGCGTAGACCAATTGAAAATAGACAAAGCAGGTTTAAGCTGTGGAATGTCAGACATTAAACTTGTTACCATCCACCATGATAAGCGATTTACAGTTTTATAGTCCACTAGATGTAAATGTGTGTCATGATGTTTACGTATAAAATTCAAGACTTCATCTGTACTAAAGCTATTAAGAACTTTTTCATCTATCAAAGAAACATCTATTCCACGATAGAAGGACTTTTCAAATTTGGTATCAGATTCCTTAAGTGCCTTTACCATCAATCCAAATACAAAATCAAAGTATTCTTTTTGAGCCTTTTGTTTCTCACCGGACTTGAATTTAACCAAGCTTCCTTGATTCCAAACTTTGGCCGCATCCAAGTCTTTTCGACGTACCCAAGATAAATTGTAATCTTCATTGTGCTTGAAAAGATTCAGGCCGCCAGCCAACAAAATAGTCAGTTTTATTTCCGGTGATAAAAAATGAATGTTATCTACAAAGCCTTTTTTGCTGTATGCAGTCATGTTAAACCTCTTGCGGCCATTTTAAGTATAAGAAAATTCTGCGACCTTGTTGTGAAATTTCAATAGATTGATTAATATAATCCTGCAATTCTTTGTTATCTTCAGTTGCCACACAAAGAATTGGCTGATCTTTTCCAACAGGCCACTGCGATACAATCATGCTGGCTACAACTTCGACACCATAATCCCATTCCAACAATTGAGCTTCACGCACAACCAAAGTTTGTAACTGATCCATACCGAAGATTGAAGTAATCTTGTCTTTATCCAAAGACAAATCAAACCGTGCGTGTTCGTTTTCATAAAAGGCTAGTTGACGGCCTTCAAGAACTGCATAATCTCTGTACTTTTCGTCAGCATCGTTGTACTTGAATGCTTTACCTAGATCGCCAGTAATATCATACAAACGACCATCTAAAAGTAGAACTTGGTGAGCTGCTTTATCAACAACTTCACCCCCGTAAATAGATTGAAGCATACGGGCAAATTTATAACAGCTTCCATTTGTATAAACGAATTCGGCTCCGCCAAAACTTTCCCGTACACTCTTTATAAAATCAAGAATTGGAGGTAACATTTAATTTCTCCTAACTACTTTTATCGGGATGACATTTAGCAAACTTTTTATGAATTTCTTCAGCTTGTTGTCTGCTAGCTTGTGTTGGTTGAATTGGCTTGGTGCTAGAATAGTTGGCCAGCCATCTGATCATTTTGTTCATTGCTTTTTCAATTTCCATGAGATACAACAACCTGACTTATTCTGAGATCGCCTTGCTGCAAAACAAAGTTTAAAGCGTTTTCTGTGAAAACAATTTTTAAACTAACGCCCTTCACCAATTTAAAGAATTCTACTGTCTTAGTTTCTTTTGAACTTAACATCAAAGACACTTCACCAGTCTGACATATGGAAAACGAAGGGTAAGAATTTACTGGATTGTGATCTGAATCAAATACTTTGATGTTATCAAAATCGTGAAAGTTCTTTTCACTCAAAAGCTCTGATAGAATAAGATGAAATTTTTCATCAGGCACCGAACTCAATCCACTGCGAAACATTTCAAGACTTAACGTGTATTTAGAAACCGAATCTTTTACTGAATTTCCATTTCGCCAGTGAACTGAAAATTCACGTTTAAGAATTGATCTGCTTTGAATGGACACAAAGAACACCCAAACCATTATCATCACAAGCAAGGTGACTATTACAATAAATGGAGCCATATCAATCTTCCTCAAGTGGTAATTCGCGTTGCGGAATAAGATCTGCTTGTTTGTGCATCTGCTTTATCAGAACAAAACTGAAGTCAGCTATCTCATACATTCTGTGTAGTAAAAAGTCTTTAAGTGTCATCAAAGTAACTTCTTTTCCATCGTCAGTATGGCCATACTTTGGTGAATATCTTGGATCATCTTCTGAATTCCAAATAACTACACCCATGTATTTTATTAAAACTTCTTCGGACGTATGCACAACAACGGTCAGTCCAAAATCGCCGGTTTCTACCTCGACTTTACGCAAACGTGCATCCATCTGAATATTTGGATTTGCAGCCGCGTCGTACATTTCACCGTTGACTTCACTTACGACATCCAACAAAAATTTCATGTCTCTACTTGGTGTCATCAGATTTTGGTATGAATCACTCATTTTTAGCCTCTCGAATTTCAGAAAGTAGTTGAGTAAAATATGTGGCTGCACTACGAATGTCATCTATTCGTGCGTCAGCATATTCAACGAGTTCAACAAGATCTCGTTTGGTATATCTTTGAACAGGCAAAACACCGTCACGCAATATGTCACGCGCATCTAATTTGACTTTTGCAGGTAACTTATCATAGCCATTACTTTGCAGAATACAAAGGAAAAAAGCTTCATTGACGGCAACCATCGCTTTTGAAAAACAACTGAATCTCAAATATCTTGCATAGATTTGTGTTAATATGGCAACAAAATTTACGCACACAAATAATGCGGAAACAACATAACTTGCTTCCATTGCATTATTCACGTTTTGATATAATGCCAAGGCACACAGCAGATAAAGAACACCCATAGCAATATTGAATTTAAGCATAGCTAACTTCTATTTCCTTATTTTGTAACGCAACTAACGTAGACCAAGATCTATTGTAAATTGCTCTCACAATGTCCATATGCTGTTTGCCAGTTAAATTGTTCAAGCAAATTTCATTCTTAGCTGGAAAATCTCGCCAACCGCTATTAATATGTTGGTATATTCCAACGGGTTCTTGTTTACTTATGTAGGTAAACGATTCCAGTTTAAATCTCCAAGCTTTATCCATGTACCAAACAATAGGATATTCTGGATGCAAAGCTTCAATAAGAATAATCGGTTTTCCGTTTGGATCTACTGATAGCGATATGCAATTATTTTTATCGCCGACAACCCAATGAGGAACGTAATGTTCATTTGCAAAACGAATTTCAGCACGTTCAATATCAACAAGCATTTTGACATAGAACGCTTCTAACTGTTTACGAATCTTTCTGCTATTGATAAAGTTTTGAATGCCGTAAGCAATCAAACAAATAATACCAAAGGCAAATGAAAGCAGTAGACCTGATTGGATTAATTTTTCCATATTACTTTCCTACGTCAGTAAAGCAAACTTTTCTGTCCAAGCCAAATTCTTTGGCAAAGTGACTCTCAATCATTTCCATAGTGAAGGGGACAAGTTTACCTATTGGATAATTTTTTGAATCCGCATGATAACCGTGAACACATTTTGGTATTCTGTGAGTTTTCCTCGATACATCTATGTACTCACCTTCGACTTTTGAAATGCCAGAGAATCGTTGTACATCATAGCGCTCATGTTTTTGTAACGCATGTTCAGCATAAGCAATGTTAAGAAACTCTGTTCTGCACAAATATTCTGGCCCCATTGCTTGCCAAACATTGTTTGGTCTGTAAGGATTCTGATCCGGCATCCAAGATTCATGATGCACTAAAGAACATGCCAATTTCATAGCCATCATGCAACGATGATTTAGTTCAGTGAATTCACAATGAGTTGTGCTTTGTCTGTCATCTTCAAATTCACGGGATAGCAAACGCTCCATTGTATAAAACGCTTCGATTTTACGCAACCACGAATTTGTTTCATCTACATTCGGTACGTATTTTTGAACAAACGAAGTGTCACCAAAAGAATAATACAATTCATTTTGCACAATGCCAAAATGTTGATCTTCACCAGTTGAGAACAAACAAAACTGCAAATTGTTATCAGCATCTACTAAACGTATTCTATAGATGATTTGAGATTCAGCCGGAGTTAAACCATGCTTTAATTTGTGCAGCACAACTTTTGAGGTTGTCCATTTATGTTTTCCAGTTAACTTAGAAAATTGATCAAACAAATTATCTGGAAGAGCATCAAGAACCATTGACCTGCTTTCGGTAATGTAAAATAAATTTTCGTAGCTTAACCTGTAAGAATCTAATTTGGCTACGCTGTATGCTTCAGAAATAGCATGATTGATTCTCATATCAATAAAATCATGCGCGGAATTTGGAATGTCAAGCGCAAATTCCTGAAGAAATCTTTTTCGTAAGCTCAATACACTTGAACAAGTTGAGTCAGCTAAAACTGTTATCAAAGCTTGTTCAATAGTAAACTTAGGATCTAAGGAATTTTTCTGAATATTTTTCGCTTTCTCAAAAACGAAGTTCAACCAATTATTTAAAAAATTGGACAGTTGTTGTGTAAGTGAATTTGTGTGAAGGTTAAACATAATTCAATCCTTAATAGGTCGAATACAAACATTGTCAGGGTTCATTTGGAGATCCGCTATTGTAAGGCAGTCAGGCTCCAAATTTTGATTGTAATGAAAAGCACACAAGCATAAAGCAACTATAGCAAGCGCTGATATTAATTTCGCTTTCATAATCTTACCTTTTCCGTTTTAAACATCTATATCTCCAAATAGTTGAAGTTCCGAAAACAAACCAAGTTCAACCAATTTAACCATAGCACTTTTTCTACTACTGGGTTTAGCTTTACCTACTTTTGGTCGAGTGAAATTCCAATTGCGTACACAATCTATTTCAAACTCTCCTGAATTTAATTGTCTACGTGCATCATTCAAAGTCATGATATGAGATCTTACTTTGACTGTTCGCTCTAAAGCAACTGGAATAAAATTGTCTATTTCAGGCCAATCAATAAATCCAATATTTAGCCAGTGATTAACACAACTTCCTTTAGGCCATACTTTTGATTCACGCTCCAAGTAGAACATTTTTGTTTGGCCTGTGGTAGAACTCAATTCTGCTCCCATGTCATAAAGTTTGGCCCAACAATTATCAATATGATGTTTTGGTAATAACCAATAAGTTTGATCGATATGTTGTATAGCACTAACAAAACTTTGGGCAGATTCACCACTAAAACAAAATGCAGCAGCATAAAAATTGTCTTTACGGTAATGATCTTTATTGGTAAAAGGAATAACTATGGCCTTCATTTCCACAGCATGTTCAAAAGAATTACCGCTTGCACACTCTTTAGAAATATGTACGCAAATAACTTCGTTTGATTTGCTGCTATTCTTTCGCACAATCGGAATAAATGCAACAGGACTGACTGAGTACGAAATTGGTATTACAACAGATTTGTGTATTGAAGGTAACACATCCTGTTTATTAAGATTCATATAATACATAAGACTCCCTAGAAAGGCGATTTGCCTCTACTATTAAACCATATCAAAATCATGTTCATTGTTAGTGATATATCGCCAACGTCAGGATCTGCAATGGTCACAAGTTTATCCTGCGGCCCATGCGTTCCGGCCAATAAAATGTTTTGATAGATTTGTGAAAAGAAGGTTTCTAGCTGTGGAGTTATCACCGAAGGTTCACGTAATATTGGTAACATATCAAGCCAGTAAAGAACGTAACCACCGTTCAAACGAAGTAAAACTGGATTGTAGTTTTTAACTCCACCACTAATAAATTTTCCATCACGAATTTTCTTTTGCATGTATTTGGCACAAGGCCACGAACCTTCTACCCAACCTAAGCGAAGTGCAAAAGACTTCGCGTAGGCCAGAAGAAAGTCATTGAGCATGTACTCAATCATTTTTGTTTCCACGATAGTTTTCTGGATCGTTGAACAGTTGTTCAGGTGTAAATACTTTTAAATCGATCAAATGTTTATACGTTCTATATTGATGATGTAAAACCTCGAATAGTTCCATAGGGCAGTCCATCTTTTTCATTGAAGTGCCTTCTCCCAACAATTTTAAAAAGTCGGCAATTGGCATAGGTATTGACTTGTTTAACATATTCAGAGTATGTCGAAATTTAGTCTGAAAAAATTCATGCTCTATTTTGTCGGCATCCAAATAGCCAACTTTTTTGCAAAAACTGGTTGAGATAGTTGCATTATCTTCAGGGTGTCTTGCATTGCCTTCCTGCGTAAACTCAACCGCATACAGCGTCATTATGTTTTCACTGTCTATTAAATCAGAGGTCGAATATACTGGAAAATTGTTGTGTCGCAAAAGATACTGCCAGAACAAAGCAAAGTTGTCGGATTCGCTATATTCAAGATCTGCGTTGCTAATATTTATTCCAAAAGAAGAACCAACTTTAGCTAAATGTACTGTCTCAGGAACAACTTTATATGTCAATTTTGAAGTTAGATCCGTTTTGAAGTGTGTTCCAATTACACGATCTAAATAGCTTGGACAATCTTCTGTATAAAGGTCGGTCATATCAGCTGCATAATAATGATCGGTAACTTGCACAGGTTGATCTAAAGAAAATAATGTTCTTTCAACTGGAAGCCAAACAATTGGAATTGTAAGGCGATTGCTTAACCCAATTAATTGTATTCCTGATCCGGCTGCGTCTGCTAAATTTTTCATTCTGTTTCCTTATCTGCATCTAAAGCATTTAATACTTTGTTGTAAAGGCTTCTTGGCATGTATGCAATTTGCCCTGTTGGTTGTCCAGTTTTTGGATCTACAATACGACACGGAACAGCACCTAAAGGCAAAGAGCATTCACTTTCTTTTGGCCTTAGTTTCACAGGAACAGGCTGTTTAACTTTAAGGTGATCAGTTCCGTCAGGCTGATCAAGAAAAACTATTTTTGCAAAAGTTGGCGGTTCAAAAGGATTCATCAGTATTTTCCTTAGCGTGTTACGGTTCCTAACCAAAAACCAAAAGAAAAGCCAATTATGCAAATAATTGGAAATACGATCCGCTCTACTCGATTAAATTTAAGCATACCTTTCCCTTGGATTTACAGTTTAGGTTTTAACTACATTTTCGTCATGTGCTGGAATTGAAGTCCAGATCCCTGTAACAGCTTTTGAAGCACGTTCAGTATAAATCACTGATAGCCGATCTGTCTTTTTGCTGCACTTACGCTCTAGCATTTTAAACGGATTAAGCTTGGTAACATCATTTAGTTCATGCAGATTTACCAGCACTTCGATTCGTGCGTCAAACTTTGTACACAACTTGAGATCTGCGTGCAGTGCAACAACCGGAAATTCGTGCGCGTCAAAGGATCTTGTTTTGGCGGTTACAGAATAGCTAACTTCTTTGACAACACGATCTATCCATTGAACAGCAACACCACTTTCTACAACAGGCAAATGTACTGTAAGACTAAACTTAACTTTAGCACTCAAACTTTGCATGTACTTAAGAATACGGTTTTGTTTTTCCAGTAGATCAACAGTGTTCTCGTACACACGTTTTTGGTACTGCATAAAATCAGAATCGAGTTTATGCCACTCAGCAGTCCCACAACCACATGAAGCAAAAGGCGCTGCAATTTCATGTTGGATAAGTTGATTACAGGTTGTACATACACCAACACGCTTTAAAACACTTTGTATATCTTCCATTTTAATTCGCCTTATTTCTGTTGTCTTTTATTTCAAAACGGTTTCTACCTGACTCAATATCCTCCAACACCTCTTTAAGTGCCTTTACTTCTTCAAGATCTTTGAGTGGGAAATAAATACCGTCCTTACCAATAACAAACTTTCCGTTTGCTTTCTTCCAACCAATTTTTGCCATAAGATTACCAATCAGTAATAGGTCTTTTAGGATTTTCTTTGACAATAGGAGTTAGCTTGAACTTTACTTCATTCGTATTTCTACGTAAGTTAACTTCAATTTCAAAATAAGCTAAATAGATAAAATCTCCCAAATGGAAATATACTTGCGCTCTTTCTATATGAGAAAATGACTGATCTTCGTGTGCAACTTTTTCATAAGCAACTGAAGGCAGACTAAGTATAAACTTTTTATAGCCCATCGGATGCACGTTAATAGGTAAAGCAATTTCTCGCTTTTCCAGATAATCCAGATAACAAAACCAAAAGCGTACAAGGTCATAGTCACTAAAATAAATGTTATCGAACATTGCTTTTACGTGAGCGGTTGCTGTAGTAAAGTCTAAATGATCATAATCACGCGCTTTAGCACACAGATCATTTACCTTACTACGGAAACAATTGGTAAAATATGGCTGGCCTGTCTGCCAATGAAGCTTAGGGCTTCCCTCCACTTCTATCAAAGATTTTATATCGACCACCGAATTGATAGTGCCTGTACTTACAAGCATTTGAGCTAGTAAGCTTTCCACCGTTTTCTGCAAAAATGTATCTGACTTGGCATCCATCTGTTCGATAGCTTTTGAAGCCTCAGTCAGATTTATATCAACTGAATGCAATTTGCGTTTTTGCTGGCGAGTTAAATTTTTACTAATGGAGTTTTTGTCAGTGTCCTCCATATAATAAATGTCACCAAACACACAAAGTCGTTTTAAGCAAAACCAAAACACTTCATCTACGGCAGCACCTTCATCAAAAATAAATGAGATAGGTCTTTGACTTTGCAAGTGTATTGGAATAAAGAGTTTTTCACGATCCAGATAAATGGTTGACGCATCCACGGCGGCTGACGGCATAGATACATTAAATGTAACAGTGTCTCCATCGTCAGTAATTCCCATTTCTGCCCAAACATAAGTTGATTTATCTGCTTGAGTTTTTACTTTCGTAGTTAGATACGAAGCGTATCTGACTCGCAATTCATCAACTATACGATTTAAAATATGAAGCCATTCTTCTTCCACAGCAAACAAACGTATAACCATTGACATAGATTACTCCAATACTTTTATGAAATCATTTATTCCGTCATGAATATATTTGACTTCAAAGCCTTTACGTAATAAAAATGTTTTCATTCTTTCGGAATTTTCTGCCTCAACAATCAAAGCTTCATAGCCAGCTTGTTTGACCATAACTTCAAGTTCGGCCAAAAAGTTTGTGAATATGCCTTGGCCGCGCATTTCCTCATACACATTAATGTGAGTTAAAGAAACGGCTTTTAGTCCACGACCTTTATACGCATTTTTACTGGTGCGTAAATACAGTGAAAAATTTTCTTCATGGAACCAGCTTTCCGCAGGAAGAACTGAATCCAGATTTGAAGTCAAAAACTTTTTAATAGCTTCCATAGGAGCCTCACTTGTTTTTGGTTCGGAAATTATCTCCACTTCACGCGAAGTACCATCTTCAAGGATTAGTTTAGTTCCTTCGTGTCCAGCATATAGTTTAGCTTTCATCTTTAACCTTGACATCAGGAAAATCGTCGGAGAAACTTTGGTAAATTTTATCGCCAACAATATTCAGTGTTGTTGTATGTGCAAAGAATCCACCACCTTCATTTTGTGAAGTAAGCAAAAAAGCATGAGCAGAGAAACTTTTATGCGCTGTGTAGTCTATGCAAGTTTTAACCATGCGGCCAGTTGCATCACAATAAATTTCGGCAAAATGTTTTATCAGATCGCAAATACGAAGTCTATGCGCTCCAACTTCAACCATCTGATGAACAAAAGTTTCGATTGTACTTACATGAATTTCACGAACAATCGCGGTACATAAAACTTCTTTTTCTTCACCGACCGTAATCTGCATTGCCCAAAAATTGGCAAGTTTTTCCATTTCTTTTTGTGTCGGTTCACTCAACAACAAAGCACTGATTCTTAATGCGCTTCTTTTATTGAATTCGAGATCCTGAATGTAGGGCAAATGAATTTTTTCAAAGAAAGCAGCCAAGTCAACGCGAGCTTCCTGAACTATTTTCATTTCATCAGTTAATAAACCGCCAGTTGCATCTATATCACGATAGCCAGCAATTGGAGTATTGACCTGCTTAAGCTGTTGAATAAAATGTGCGATTAGTCGCAGTTGAACTTCTTGTTTGGTTTCTAACATAACAAACTCCTTAAATTAATGTTTCTTTTCGTTGTCGTGTGCGGCTTTGTGATCTTCTGGACTCAAGGCTACGATACTACCAAAAGAAGTATCAGTCAGTGCAAGACCAGATGAATCGAACTCAAAATCTGAATAATGGAAAACATTTTCATTATCCAGATGAATTAATTTGGCACCCGAAAAAGTTGCATTACGCTCAAGAATATACTGTTTGAAATGTTCGTTAATCTCTACAGGCACAGATTCAAGTTCGTAACGAGCTTTCTTTAGAGCAGCTGATTCGTCATAAAATATTTCTGAGTGCTCTAAAATCAGTTTCGCCGCACGAAATATAAAATACATTTGAGAAGTTGACTGATCCGTATTAGCTAAAACGTGATTCAATTTAGCCTGAATGTGTGGGAAGGCAGAATCATGTACCAAAACATCAAGCACATAATTCTCGTTAAACGCACAGGTAAACTTAACCACGGTAAAACGATTAAGTCGTACCATATCCTCAGCAAACTTTTTGTCTTGTTCTTCCGAGCGTTTTGGTTCGCCTGACATCATTTGATTAAATTTAACTTCAGCTAATTCGTCTGAAGAACGAAACAAACGGCTTTTATCTTGACCGACTCGCGTAGCCCAATCACTAGCTTCTATCAAGGCATCAACAGTAACTCCGCCTTCTGGATTTACTTCAGCTTTGTAGGACAGGCCATCCAACTTTACATTCACGTTATCGTGATAAACTGAAATAGAATCTTTTCTGGTTACAATACGCAAAGCAAAATCTATATCATCTATGCTTGTTGGAAATTTATTGGCATTCCAGTGACGCATAAAACTGGTTTCTTCTTCTGAATCCGAGTATTCGAGATCCATAATATTTTTTATAAGACGCTGATTACCTAAAGAATAAGCATAATCGGAACAATTCACTAATTTGTTCGCTAAAGTAGCACGATCCAATTTACTTTCCAGTAACGCGGCAAGTTTATCTGCGGCAATAACAAACAAAAGCTTAGCCGGTGTTTTATCGAAGTCCAGACGAATAAGCTGAACCTTGCATAATCTTTTTGATAACGATAATTCATACAAAGTGTTTTCTGGCGTGTATTCTATTTCTCCATAAATGCCATTGGACTTTACTTCAAGTTGACCTAATTTTAAAGCAGCTTCAACTTGTGGCCGCCAATCGCTAACCTGACTTTCATCAAAGTTTGTCATGGAAATAACGCGAGTGGCAATTCCATGCGCCAATAAAAGAGCTGAATACAATTCAGCATTACGTCTGGCCGCAACTTCCAAATCTTTTTCTAAATCTGCAATGGTTTTGTTTGACATCGTATTCCCCTACTTTTTCAATTCTTTCTTTGGATAATTCGTTTTAGGAATTATGTCTATGACATTGCAACCTAAAGCATCTGAAATTTTTATAAGTGATTCAACACTCGAATTTACAACACCTCTTTCCAAACGACTTATAAAACTCATATCAATAGATGTTGACACTGCCAATTGCATCTGAGTCATACCTAAGCCAGTTCTTCTGCTTTTGATGTTTTTACCTAAGACCTTATTGAATGTAGTTTTCATACTACTTCCCAAACCAAACGATTGACCGGAGATTTACCGCTGACATTAGTTTCTTCAATGCGACTAACAATAGTTTTGCCAGTTGCTTGTCTGAATTCGGTAACAGTACGATCAATAATAGCCTGAAGTCTCGGCCATTCAGAACTTTCTTGTGCGCGAGTTTTACCACTGCTCAATACAAGAACGCCAGAAATTTCGGATAAGAATTTTGGCAGATACATATAGCTGAATGTTAGACCACGCGCCAAAGTTTCAATGTGAAAGGCATCGGCATCGTGTTTTGGATCTTCAACCAACTTTTTATCCCACGCATCCAGAATCCATTCTAAACCAGATTCATAAGGCGAATATTCCATGTAAGTTTTGTCACAGGTAAATATATTACCTTCTGAATCCACTGCAATATAAGCATTTTGTGATCCAGTAGCGCCGGTTGATCCGATTACTTCAGTGACAGTAATCTGACGTAAAAGAATCTGATCAATGCTATAGTAATCCGGTTTCGGACGGTTAAAGAAAATATCCAATTCTTTTTCTTTGCGTTGTAAGTTGGTAAGAACAAAACCAATGATCCAAATTTGTTGACCTACAGTGTATTTCATTCTATGTACCTAGGTAGTTTGAACACAGACCAGAAGCTTGGTGCTGGTACTGTAAAAGTTAAAATGCGCTCATGCGTAGAATCAGTTAATTCGCCAGCAAAGTAGTTTGCAAGTTCCGCCAACACAACATCAGTTTTAAAACGGAAACTACAAATCAACAGGCCACGATATTCACCATTAACCCGACAAATAGATATGGCCCAATACCTGCTATTGTGTTCCATTGCATTGCGACAAACTTTTTCAAGATCGTCTGGATTTTCAACAACAGTAAAGGGAAACCAGAATTCTGGACGTAAGCCGTCAGAAAACATTTTCATTATTTTAGGCCATGATCCATAGTTAAAGCACACTTCTTTTGCTTTAACGGCCTTGGCTAACAGTGTTTCGCAATCCATTCTGCTTTCCTCTCAAGAATTCTTCTTAGATTTTGCTTCCCAGTACAAGCGAACAGAATCTAATGTTGTCAAATGGCTTATGCTGGTTACGCTTGGCGACACAGTATAAACGATTTTAGTAAGACCATGAATGCCTTGCTTTCTGTTTTGTGCATCTGATTGAGTAACCTGTTCAATTATATCCTGACACAATCTTTCGGCCAGTTTTGCATTATCTACATTCAAAAGAATGGTACGAGTTTCATAATCAAGATGCGCTGAATCGCCTTCTACATACAAAACATTTTCATATTCAAACGTCCATCCGTACAAAGCCAGTTCCGCACGAAAAGTTTCCATGCGAGATTTTCTTAAAGTTTGCAAAATACTGTTGTCAGGTTTCTTACTCAATTCTGGCCGCTTAGATCTTAATGCCACAGCTTCGGGATTTGTAAACAATCTTTCAGCCGGAATCTTTTTCATCAACTTTAAATAAGTCTCTAAGAGTTCTCTTTCTTCACCATAAGATTCCATTTTGAATTCAATTTTCTTGATCTCAGATTTTAAAAGAGATTCAAAAGACATCAATGAAGGTGGCGCAAGTTTTTTGAACTCCCTTTGCACACTTTTCGACAAACGAATAGATCCTACAGGAACAATGCTTGATATGTTGTGTTCACTTTCCGGCTTCTTAGCTGAATTCGTCAATCGCACTGCATAAACATTGATAATATCTTTGTTTATATGAGACTTGCATGGAGGCTGCATTCCTAAAACTTCGCACAATGTTTCTTGCAGCAAATCTACTTCATCAGTTGGTGAAACATCTTTACTCAATGCTTCCCAATAAGACTTAGATTCTGCTTCACTTAATCTTAAAATAAATGGCGTTAAAAAGTCCACACCATCTTCTTCATTGACAATTTGCACTGCCTCGCAGTAAGTTCTAAGTTTTCCGGTTTTGATCTTTGCTTCTTCAGCATTGACCGCAACATAAATTTCTTTCTTATCTGATCCAGCTAAGACTTTTACCCAAAGAACTTGCTGTTCTAAAGGGCTTCGCATTCCAACCAAAACAATTTCTTCGTCCTTGGTACAGTTTATACCGCGCATAAGTTACCTCTAAAATTTATCCAGAATTGAATCGTATGGATATTGTTTTTTAAGTTCGACTGTATTCCACGGAACACAACGCAAAGAACATTCTGGAATAGGTGGATCACTTTCATGAAACATCAGATCACCTATGACCCGCAATCTTTGATTATGGTGCTTTTGCCAATAACGAACTTCGCCAGTTGTTTTGTATTCTTCAATCGCACGTACAGCCAAATCTACATTTGATAGACAATAACGATCTTCATAATCACCGCTGGTCAAGTGATCTACATAAAGAGCTGCATGTGCAATCAATTTACGAATGGTAAAAAGTCTGCCACTTACTACAGCAGCAAAACAAATATCAGGACTCAACACCAAAAGTTTTCGCAGTTCTTCTACTAATTCCTCGTAATTGTTGAACGCGAATAAAGGCTGACTAAAAGCAATGGCTTCTGGATTCGGTGCAATTAACTGTAAACTTTTTGAAGCATCATACAAGACTATCATTCTACAACCCTCAAATGTGTTTTTTGCTTAGCTACTTCTTCAACTACTGGCTGATTTTCACCAATGAAAAGATTCATATCAACTTCAAACGACGCACACAAACCAAGCGTGAGATCTTCTATTTGAAGAACACAGCCGATTGGTACTTGGAAGTGACAAGGTGCTTTGTTTACTGTCACATAACCGGTAACAAACTCTTCATCGATCAATAGATCTGGACACGCACCACGATGAATAAAAACGTGTAGAATTCCTTCACGATCTACAGTTGGATTAGCCATTAAATTTGGTGAGACATTCAATTTTTTTGCCACAAGAATATCAGGTGCTGCCTGTGGATCTTCACCTGCGACAGCGGCTTTAATAAGAAAAGTCATTCGCACACGGCTTTTACCTGTACGAACAGAATCACAAATTTGCATAATGCGAGAAACTTTTGTGGATTGAAAAATATTCATACTAATTCCTTAATTCAGATAATGCCTTTGGTAATTGGCTGAGTAATGAACTAACAAATTCCAAAGTGTACACATTCAGAAGTTGTTCAAATTTTTTAATGCACCAGTTGTAGCGATCCATTTCATGCTGCCTAGATTGCTGGCTATAGATTTTAGTAGATTGAGCCTCTATCGCATTTCGTTGGGCACACAACTTTAAAAGCTGTTCTCTATAAACAGAATCATCAAGATCAGCTGGTGTAGGTTGAGGCACTGTTTTATTTAGTTTCTCAATCTTTTTGTTTATAAAACGAACCTTGCCTTTTAAATAAGAGTAAAGTTTTCTGCGCGTATGGTAGCGAGTAACCGGAATGTTTTGGCAACCCTCTAACCTGAAGTCATTAACGATCATGTCAATAAGACCGTAGATAACTGCACGATTCATTTTAGCTGGAATACCGCAGATTTCATTTAATCGCATTTGAATTGCAATTGCAGCCAATTCATTTTCTACAGGCTTAGTTGTTTTAACTGCGTTCACGTTGCGATCAAAAACAAACTCAGTTGCAAGATCAAAAGCAAAGTTGTGAAAACCAAGACGCTTAGGTTTAACATGCAGAAAATGCAGTGCGTGACCTATCTCATGATTTACACTATCCAGATTGTAAGAGGAACTTGTTATCAATAGTGGCAAAGTTCCATCACCTTGATAAGCCGATGTCCACGAAAATGTGAGATCTGGATATTTAGATTGAACTAAGGCAAGATGTTTTTCTCTTGCCTCTTTATTTTTATCATGATCCCAAATAACAGCATCTTCATACGCATCTTTGGCAATCCGTAGTTGATTGAGTTCTTCAAAAGTTGAAACGTACATTAGACTATCCTTCTAACAAACATTGCACCTAATTGCAGAATAGTGATAACAACCATAAGACTTGTAAAAATGTCAAAGATTCTTATCTCATGCCATTCAACATCTAATTGCTTTGTGAGTTTATCCAGCTGACCCGCAGCACATTCTTGAATTCTTTTGCGTCTGCTAAACAAATATTTTGTATTAAACCATGTTAATGCAGACACCAGAACAAGATAAATCATAATGCTGACGGTAAGCCAAGCATCCACAAAAAGTTTGCTAACTGTTTCGCGGCAAACTTCTGTATACAACAAAGCACAACAAGTAACAGCTGCAAAACAGCCAAAAGCTTTTGCTATGGCTATTACTATGCTTTTATACCTTTCATAATCCATAGCAATGCTCCTTAGAATTTTTCGAGGCGAGTCAGCCACTCTGCTTCTGGAAAACTAGCTGACGCTGGATTGTACGCATACATAACCAAAGTTTCAGTTGTGTTAGCTGTTAGCTTTACTATAAGGTAATCCCTTACAATAAAGTCGTCGGGTTCCCATGAAGCTTTAGTTTGATCTTCAATAATCAATTGAAAAACCAACCGGACTTCTTTCTGACCGTACTCCTCAAAGGCTTTAGATATGCACTTTGAATTTATGTCCTGCAATAGTTGGTTTGTTTTATCGTCAAACACATACAACTTCATGTTTTTTGAATTTCGGCAGGTAAAGGAACCTAACTTCAATGCTCTTTCTAAATACAGATAAAGCGTTCGTACTTCACGCAAAGAAGCACATTGATTCAGCACATGCTGCATAGCATTGCAGAACGGCTCTGGATTCTTAGCGCTGATCATGCTCATAGTTTTTTCTATGGTCAAGTTCCATTCAGTGCCAGTCAATTCAGATTGATGTGTTTGAAACTTTTCTAACATCTTGAGTTTCTCACATTCTAATCTGAGATTTAACTTAAGATAGTTGTAGGCCATAGAAAGGGTTGGGCCATCGAAAATCTGATTTACAAACGATTCAGTGAATACCGGATCTTTTGTTAAACTACCTATGATAGAATCCTTCATCAGCTTTTCTAACATTTGACGCTGTTCAGCTGTTTCAAGATCATTCATGCAGCTGATTAAAACTTTGGCGTCAACAACTTTTGTTATTTCTTCCAAAGCACGACTAATTAAAAACAGTATATCAAAACCTTTAGACATTTTTAATTCCCCTTAAAGAAATTTGCGTAGCCAGCGTTTAACACGGCTCACAACAATAGTTGGATCATAGCGACCTTCTGGCGGAAAGTTGTCGTCAATTAATCGCGTTAAATATTCAGCCAACTTTTTGTCGGCAATTGGAACAGCTTTACTAAAGTCGTGAGCATCATGTTTGTACACAACACCTAAAGCGCAATTGTGTCTGGTAAATCTGTAGTGACTTAATCCGACACGTATGTAATAAAAATGCTCACCTAACCTCCGTTGAAATAAAATTCGGACGGTAAAAAGTTTGTAGATTAGACAAGCAAACATCAAAACGATAAGTGTAAGAAATACATAGTCCACTATAAAGTTCCTTACCAGTAAAATTTACGCAAGAAGCGTTTGGTCTTAGCCTGATCCGGCATCACATCTTTAAAATGTGTGAACACTAGATCTATGACGTAGGTTTCAAACTTTTTGCTATCAACCAAAATTTCATCGTAGCAAAAATCATCATCTATTCGGTAAACAGAAAGATTCCCAGTTTCACTAGATCTGCGAATGACATAGTTCGACCAGCCTACACGAATGGTTAATGCGCCAGTACGATCTTGATGCAAACAAACACTCAATACTCTATACAGGCCAAGCACAAAAATAATGGCTGGAATAGCTAAGACAAAATACATTATATTCATTTGCTTACTCCAAGATTAAATTTGTGCATGTGTTCTTTGGCCCAGTGTCCTTGTGGAAAACCATTACTGATAACACAGGCCATAGTTGCTTCACACAGAAAAACAAGGTCATCAAAATTTGCGGTTGTTGTCCTAGATTTAGTTGCAAGCGTGTATTCATGGATAACACCGTTTGCGTCCACAACATGGTTAATATTGACTTTGTGGTTATTCTGTTTTGCAATTACTTGCTTAATTGCTTTTTGTTTTTCACTATAAAAGAAGTAAAGGGTTTCCATTTATCGTCCTTACATTTGATTCAAGTTTTTCTATGGCCGCGAAAAGTTTATTCAATTCTGATCGTTGTTCAACAATTCTTCTTTCAAACTTTTTGCGGTATCTGAAGAATCTCCTATGTTTTCAGAAATCAAGTCAGCAGCTGTAACCGAATAGTTTGCTGAAATATTATGATTCTTTGTTACAGTCCACTTAGGTAGAAAATTTTGGAAGTCAAATTTAATTCTGAAAAGATCAGCTGGACAACCTTTAAATTCATAATGAACTGTGCCTCCACTTGCACCAGTAAAATTGCTGAATTTAAAGCAACCTAAAAACGTAAGCCAGAAAACTTTGTAGCCATGCTTTTTCAAATAGTCTTTCTTTAAGCAGACGTTACGTAACAACACAAAGAACATCACACAAGATATTTTCAGGTAATCCCAAATCATCCATAACAAGATGAATGCAACAAAAGCAACACAAAGCCAACCAAAAAGTTGAACAAGGCCGTCAACTAAAAACCAAAAAGTTTCCATAATTCTATCCTCTTAAAAAGAAAAAATTTATATAAGGTTTGCCGCGAACGTCAAACTATGTCGCTGGATTGCCTCAAGTGGCGTTGCTGCGTATGGCCCAACATCAATACGTTCGTCAGTGTGTAACATTGTTATTGTATGCCAGTAGCGATGATCTTCTTTCATTGGATCTACATTCACCACCAGTTCTGCAATAAAATTTTTGCAATACGCAACAGCAGAAATTTCAGAATCAGTTGCCTTTATTTTATATTGGGGGTATTGCAATACAAATTCAGCAAGCAACTCATCTGACTTTAAATTTGCGGCCTCAAATTGCAAAGTTGGAAAAAGTTGTTTAAGTCTTACATTACTTAGCTGAGATTTTCCTGCGTCAGACGTACCAGCAATGACCAACATTTCACCTCTACGCAAACAGCCGTTTACTACAACCTCACCACCGTACCATTCACCGAGCTTTTGGGCCAATGATTGCGGAGGAATACTTATGTCTGTTAAAGAAAGTCCATCGTTTTGTGGTGCAGGAATTGGCTCACCAATTTTTTCAAACATTTCCCGTGCTTGAGCCAAAGTAAGTTCATGCGCTGGCATATGAACAGCAGATTCAATATGTTTTGGCAAAGCAGTTCTTTTCACTTGTTTTTTAAGATGCGGTTTCATAATATTCTCCTATATTAAAATTCGACGATGCGGGTAGTAACTCATTAAAATATTACCAGACCCGATTAAACCACTTACCGCAGATTTGATTTCGTATTTATCCCACAAACTTTTTGCAAACGCATCAACAATGAATACAGGTAAATGGTCTAACACAACATAATCATATTTACCTTGGTAAAATTCAGAGATCACATACTTGGCCGCATAGTTTAAGGCTGAACGTGCGTAAGGGCAATGATCTTTTCCAGCGGCTGCCTCGAAAAGATCTTGAGTTAATATCTCTGGATTAACGGTCAAAACAAAACTTTCATTCATTGCCTTTCTACTGGCTTCGCTTAAAAGTCCAGCACGATGTCCAGACTTTTCTATTGAGTAATGTGTATCACCAAACTCAGAAAGAAACAAAAAATTTAACGTATTTATTAATTGCATAATATTCTCCTTTAAGAATTTTTGATTGCGTACACTAAAGTAATGTACGCTACAAACAAACTTATTCGGTTTGAGAAGAAAGTTTCACCATTACAAAAGGAACTCCGCCGGGTAAACTGGAATTTCTTTCCCGTGGCGTTAAAGTCAGTAACTCAAGTGCAACGCCAAGACATACAAGTTGATCAACAATTCTTTGTTGGCCAGTCCAGAGCGCACCACTTTTATCAGCACACATATTCAGAAAAGTTTCACCTTCAGTTCTTTTGAAAGAATCATCCAGTTGATTTAACATATCAACAACAGATTCTTTGTGGCCGCGACAACGCTCTGGATGAAAGCCAACTTTTGTGACAACACCTGAACCTAAAAGATAAGTACCTTCTTCAAGCATTGGCCCTTTATCTGCAACTTCCTCTTCACGAAAAAGAGAATCAAGAAAAATTGCTGTCACGTTTTCTGACGTAAGTTTCATTACATTTTGTTTGGTCATACATTTCTCCAATTAATCTTTTTTCCAGTTTCCGTCAACATAGGTATAACTACCTTCATCAACTTTGCAGTAAAAATCTAAGGCAGATATGGCTCCTTGGCCGTAACCTGCTTTGTTGCAAGCATCTGCAATAGTTGCACCCCTTACAACCTCTTTTTTACCACCAATAAAGTAAAGAGTGAATTCGTGAACGTCTGGCGTATTAGCCAGCACAACAGCACGATCAATAACTTCCTGATCCACAACCAGAGTCACAGTTCCGTTAGCTTTATTAACGGTAAAAGTTGACGCCAGTATTTGCTTTAAAATTTCTTTTGCTTCCATTTTGTTATCCTCTTTTTGTCAAGTACAATTGTTTTCATTGAGTACACTGAATGCAATGTACTCTAGTAAACAACTATGCCAGCGGGTCATAGCCAAGGACGCCAATTCGTGCATCACGAACTTTTTCATCAGATCCATCTGCATAACGATCTGGCGATTCGTCTGAAGTAAAATAGTCGTAAAGCTTTTCTGCGTCAACGATGGATCTCAGACCGAAAGAAAGATTTTCATCCTGACTTTCCAGCCAAGCGGTAATATCGCTCATTCTCTCTGCAATGTTTACACGAGATTGAGCAGCACGAACTTTTTTATCACTCATGATTTTCTCCATTTGTTAAACTAACTTATTTATATCTTTCGACCAAATCTTTCGATCTGACTAAACATAGAATCTGATGTGGGTACAATGGACGAGAAAAATTAATGGCCTGTCCATGCAGTATTAACGACTCTAACGTAGATCTTTTATTTCTGGCTCTTTTTATTTCACTTGGAAGAAGTTGAGCTAAACTGACGCACTTAGGTTCAGTTTCATACATAGCTAATACTACAGGATTGTAGTTTAGTGCTTCAAGCGTACCTATCCCTAAAGGTAAGCCGTTACGAAAGTACATAGTTTCATTTTCGTTTAGAGCATGTGGACTAAGAAAATAATCTCTGTACAATTGAATTTTTTTCTCTACGCTGCCAGCAATAAATGTGGCACACAAGTAGCGCAAATATTCACAAACTTTTTCAACAGGAAGATTGAACGATTGGGTACATTTAGTTTTGATCTGTGTGTCGATCCATATTTCGTAAGTCTCATTCGAGATTTCAGACAAACGAATAATCCGCATAGAATTGTCCAACGTAAAATCATTCTCGTCAGCTAAATCAATTTTCTCTATACGTAGAACTTCATAGATGGACATGACGACAACCTCACAAAGATCTTCATCATATTCGCCACGAATAACAACAAAGTTTCCATCTAAACTGATTTCTACTTTGCTTGATTTTTGTTTCAGCATAGAAACTAAAAGGTCTAACACAGCTTCCATAGTTTTTGTTTTCATCGTAATATCCTCTTGTTTAACTAACAAACTTTATGTTCTTGCTTTGTTTCAATGTGCCTATTATAGCAAAATAGGGGTGAATCGACAACCCCTATTTTTGACACACCTCGATCAGTTCACTTACTTTTACAGATTTTTGTTAGTTTCCTTTCACTGGCAAATGTTCACCAATACGCGCTATCCATAATACACCGTCAATGATTTTGAAGTGAACTTGAATAGTAGCATCTTCACTGCGACGAGTACCAAGCGTTAAATGCTGGATAAAAGTTTGCGGCTTTCCTTCAACATTAAATACACGCATTGCACTCAATACTTTGTTAGTCATTACAACTTCGCTTTCGTTGGCTTTGTATTTGTTGCCAAGAATATCCATCGCTTCTGAATCAGGAATACCTGAAGTGATTGCTTGAAAGTAAGGCCCACACAAACGAACCAACATTTTTAAAAGTTTACGTGGATGGCGATACGTATTGCTTTCCAGATTCGACATATCCAGAAAGCGAGTGGCCGGAAACATTTCTTTGATGATTGTAACTACATCACACAAAGTTGGTTCATCCGTTAACGCATTTAATGTTGCATCCGTATATTTGGCAACAACAATACTTTCTTGCGTTTCGTGTTTCTTGCTAAGCTTGTTTTTGAGATCCGCTATCTCAAGCAACAGGTCTTTATTCTCAAGAAGTGCCAATTGAAGTTCATCAGTTTTTTCCGTAGAAACTTCTTTTAGATCTTCTGATTTCAAAACATACTTTTCAGCAATCAACACGTATTCGTTGGCGCTAACAACCAAAGTATCTATCCACGATTCAACTCGCACTACAGCCAAAGCAAGTGAATCCGAACAATCAACCATTTCCACAATAATATCTTGCTTGTGTACAACTGTTTTAGCCTGTGCCAGAGTAGCAGTCAATTCGCTAAGACGTTTATCAGACTCAAGTGCTTTGCTGAAGTGCTCCAAGAAGAGTCGTTCAGATTGTGCGTCAGACTTTCCTAAAGATTCATCTGTAACCCGAAGTTCGATAGGGCCACGAATTTCAGTTAACAACTCTTCACCGCGAGAAGGATCAAGTTGCAGACTTTCTACGTATTCGATCTGAAGTTTGATGTTCACATGTTTTGCCTTCAGGTTTTCCATTGTCTGAGTTAAAAGGTTATTTACTTCTCCACTCTTTTCAATGTCGGCCAAGTGTGAATATGCACTTGACAGATTTTCGGTTATGGCCTTGAAGTCACTTATCAAAGTTTTCTTGGCCGTTTCATCCAGACCAAAATAAGACCGCAAATCAACTTTATCCAGAAGCGCAAACTTTTTCTTGGCTTCTAAAAGTCTATCAAGTTGTTCATCGATTTCTTCATCAATAAACTTCAGGCCGCAATCGGCAGCAACTTCAAAAAGAACTCTGTCAACTTCACCAAAGTCAAAACCTTTGGTTCTGGCTTCCAGCATTTCTTTTGAGTTACCCAACTTTCCAATTACAGTGCGTTCATCTAATTGAGGCCAATTGCGAACGTAGAAAGCCCAAATAGAAAAAGTACAGGTAAATGTTGAGCTAATAAATGCGAGGAAAAGTAAACACGCATTCAACCTGTTTAACTCAGTATTTTCATCGTGAGTTTTACATTCTTCAATCAAATACTCAAAATAAAAAGCCGCAGCATTAACCATTTGTTTGCATGTATTATATTCGCGCAAAGGCAACATATCGAAAAGCGAATTAATAAAGCTTGAATTAGCTTTCAAAGTTTTTGATTCAGCGTATTCAGGCAACTTAGGCCAGCCTAAAATATTTATGGCTGCTCTCAACATTCTCATTGACCATGCGTAATTCCATTTATCCGCAGATCTTTTTAATGGAACGGCAAACTGCATAAAGAACAAACAATCTTCTTTGGTCTGCAATTCAGATTGATTACGTGCATGTCTTGGATAGCCGCCAACTGTCATCATTTCGTCAATCAAACGAATTGGCGCTTTACTATCGGCAAGAACACCAAGTTCTTTCATCAGTTTGAAAAAGTTTATCTGTTTTGGATATTCACCAAAATAGAATCTTGGAAAAGCAGCGGTTGCCACAATCTTTGCCATAAGTTCGTCATTTTCTTCAGACGTAACTAAAAGATGTGAATATCTGTCCGTGTTATGTTCATACGGAATGGAAAACAGTGTAGGATCTTGAATACACTGTTTAAAGTTGCTGAGTAAAAGTTTGATTCGATTTTTGCGTACAGCCTCTTCAGGATCTTTTCCTGAAAACAAATCGATAACTTCTATCGAAACACCGCTGTCCTGTAATGACTTAACATCTAAGCCTTTGCTGCGTAAAAGATCTAACGTAGATTTAGAGTCCATTTTTCTTTCCCTATAGAATTGTTGAAAGTAATTCGCGCATTGCACGATCTTGTTTGCGCTCTATTTTGTTTGAGCGTCTGGTAAGTGTGGCATGAATAACCAAACTTTCTAAGGTTCCTTGAAAAACAGAACCAGTTCTTCTAACCTGAACAACTTTATTTTCAGCAAAGTTGTGGAGTTCAAGTTTAACTGTTTGACCGTGTTTCATAACACGACGAGCAATACCAGTAAGAATATCGAAAGTAAGATCATACTCTAAACCGTTACGCTCTTTGCACCACAGAAAAAGTTTGTCGTTAGAGTAAAAAATTAGACCTTTACGACTAACTGTTTTTGAAAGATTGTACAGCTGCTCTAAAGTAAGATCAAAAGTCATGCTTGGAACCGTAACATCTGATCCAGCATCAAAGTTGATTTTAAGTTCACCGCTTTGTATTTTGAAAACACAACCTTCCATAATTCGCACCAGACGTTTTTCAACTAAAGTGCGTGGTACTTTATTTTTCTTCATGGTATCTCCTTAGATGATACGTTTGTGATCCATATTCATTTGCACAATACAAATGTTTTTTGGCGGTAAAGCAATAAGCGTTGCGCTATCCAAACTTATTGCATGTAATTGATCAACAACGTGTTGAACAAAAAATAAGGGAATGCCGTCAACCAAAACATAGTCTGGAACATAACTAGATTGATTCATAGCATCGTCCATAATGCAAGCAATTCTTTCAGCTTGCTTATAAAGCAGTGCTGATGATAACTTTGTATCATCTGATAAAAGGTTTACAACTTCATCCAATAAATCGTAAACTTTTTGCTGAGTAGTTTCAGGCAAAACAAAAGTCACTATTGGAATATCGTTTAATTGATCAAAATTCGATGGAATAAAAATACGTCTGGATAACATAGCGAGTTTAATCATAAGCACCTCAAAATGTGTTAATAAGTGCAAGGGCATTTCTTGCTTTTCTTGGCCCCATTATAGCAAAAAGGGGCAGCCGAAGCCACCCCTATTTTTGACACACTTGGATCAGTTCGTTTTTAACGACTCTAACATTTGAAGGATTTTGTGAGCGTTGTTATTAATCTCATAGGCTTGACCAACTATGATGACGGAAGCCAAGATTAAAATAGTTTTTATAAAGCGATTGAAAGTAACGTCCTTCTCCAAACAAATATTATTTTGCTTAGCATGGATATAGCGAATCGCCGTACAAAACAAACAAGCAATAAAGATTGAGTACAGAACATTTAATATATCTTGCATTTTTACGCTTCCACATTGAACGTGTCTGTATTCCAGATTACAATTGTTTCCAGTACATTTGGATCATCAGTCGAAGCCACAGAGAAACTAGCTCCTTTAGCGCAATCAGGTAATTCAGCTGGAACCCAAGAAGCCAATCCGATTTTACGATACTCGCCAGCAGATATTGAATCTGGAACAAGTCCAAGCTCTTTAATCTCTTGAGTAGTCATAAACTTTTTAGCATTCTGTTTGATATGATCGAAAGAAATAGAATCAGCTGTCATTTTTAATCCTCACAGATAGCATCAAATTTGCCGTAGAAGAAATCGTGATCAATCGTTTTGTTTTGTCTGTTGATAGTTGCAAGAACAAACTTTTCTTTATTCATCATTCGGAAAACACGGGTAGCAGCTTCATAGGATTTCCTATTACGCTCTATCAGTTGTTCTCGTTCTTCGCCTGTTGCTCTGTTTACATCAAAAATTTTGTGCATAGGATGGGCAACCAGAGTTTCTACACCATCAATATTTACAAGTCGAGCAAAGTTGAATATGCGCTCAAAGACATTTAATTTATCTTCCAGATTTTTGTGAAAGGCAATATGAGTTGCCCAATCTGGTATTTGATCGTTATCAAACAGATGTTGCAGGTCTGGAACTGAATAGACTCCATAAAGAGATCTTTGTTCAAAGCTAAATGGTGAGCGAAACTGAGACAATTCTTTAATATAGATTTTTTCAATTGCAGTACAACGCATTATCTTGAATAGCGTACTCAAAATTTCAGTTTGCGAATTAATGTCATTTGGATGTGGATCAGCATCAAAACCGAGAACTTCACTAAGTCTTTTTCGACCTTCAGATGTTTCAACGTGCAAACTATATAATTCTTTGGCCTCACTTAATTTTGAAAAACCAAGGCCAAAATACTTGGTTAAAACATTTAAAATAGATTTTGGTATACGCGCTTCTTCGCTTTCATCTTCTTCCAGCGTTGAATTCATTACATTGTGAGGTTCAGCAAAAAAGAATACCTCTAACGGACATTCGTTTATTCCAAGTTGTGGATCTTCTTCACGATGTAACCAACATAACGGTCGAATAGAATAAACTTGAGAATTTTTTGGAGGCGTCAAACCTTCACGTAATTCATCAAGTTTAAAAAGACGCACACCAGCAGCAGCCAAGTCGTTAAGCATTGCATAAGCTTTTGCCTGATCTTTCATTGCAGCTTGTTCAATACGAAAAATGTTTATATCCATTTTTATTTCCTTAGCCTTCGTCGGCTCATTAGTTTAAGGTTAACCGCCGTAACTTCCACCGCTGTATCTGTAGGCTGTTGCCCCAAATCCACCACGGTTTACAACTCCAGCAGCGGTGACTGGAACAGAACTTGGATAAACTTTTGTGTGTCCAGTTTTGCTTGCTACCAATTCATTTGTTGCTGTACGAAAGCCAGAAGGATCATCTTTTGAACGATACAGCGGCTGGCTTTGCACAAAAGAACTTGCATTCGATGGATTGGTGGCACTTGACATATAACCAGACATATAAGGCATGTAAACAAAACCGCCGCTACTTCCAGCTGTTGCTTCACAATTTCCCGCACCAAAATCTTCAGCGCAATCTTCTGGTTTCGTGTAACGAGGCGCAACTTGTTTGTGCAGTGCAGTTGCATCAGCAAAATCTTTCAAACACTTTTCTTTGTTGTAGTATGCAGCACATTGACCAACATTCTCAGACACTACTGGATAAACTGGTTCTTCACAGCCAGCCAATCCAGCTGTCATTAACACAAGAACAACTTTACTACTGCGCTTCATAGCATTCCTCGAAAGTTTTGTTGTCATATAAAGGTTTAGCAATGTTTAAAAAGAATTCATCCATTGTAACAAACTCATATTCATCTTTACGGAAAAAACGGATTGTACGTAAAGATTCTGTATAAGCAACTTTGTTGTGTTCAATAATTTCATTTGCTTCTCGCAAATACTCGCCATGAATTTTTGAGTTTTCAGTACAGCCAAGTTTACTAAGGTGCTGTGGCGAAGTATTTAAAAATGGTTTGAATTTTGGAACTGGATGGCGAACCATTAATTGTTCACCATCTAAATTTACGCAACGGGCAAGAACAAACATACGCTCACGTAAGTTTATTTCGGATTCATCAGATTTCATGTAACCAACATGAGTGGCCCAAGGCAAAGAATACTGACTCACAATCAAGTCAGTAATATCCTCAACTGAATACTGACAATAATGTTCGGTACGCACTAATCGAGTTGGCGGTTCCATTGTACTGGATGGTTTGCGAATGAAAAGACGTTCAAGGAATTGAACACGTTGAGCCTGATTACAGAATTCAAAAAGTTGGTCAGGATCTAAAACAGTTGAAAGTCGAACCATGACATCATGTTCAGGATGCAAGAAGTTTCCTAAATAAACAAGAACAGCACTTAGCTTGTTTTCATTGATTAGGCTGGCTGGAACTTTTTCTTCTTTTAGTGTTTTTAGAGCTTGCTTTGAAATGCCTGTTGTCATTGTTGACGGATCAACAGCATCAATTGTCAGTGCAAAGAATATCTTTTCAGTTTGCAACAACAGTTTATTAACTGAATCAGGAGTCTGTGGAAGTAAAGCACCCAACGAAAAGATTGCATTCGCGTACTGACTGACATTAAAGTTTTTACGCAAATCTTGTGCGCTAAAAAAATTAACACCAGCTGCTTGTAATATTTCACGAAGCTCTAAAGCGATTTCTGTTTTGGTTTTAATAGTCATAGTATGTTGCCTCCATTGGCTCTGTATACATAGTCTGATTTACAGTATTATCCGGTGTACAATATTACTGTTGGTTAGTGCCTTCAACACCGCGCTGTTTACGATCTTGCGTTCGTGCATCCAACCAATGCAATGCACTTACAATATGTTGCAGCGCTTGTTCATTGGAATTACAAGCGAATGGGCCAGCTTGAAAACCACGAAGGCGGTGAGCACATATTGCCAAAAGATCTTCCATTTGAATTCCATTGACACCATGTTCGATAATTGGGCCATTTTGGAAATTAATGGCGGCAAGACAAATACTTTGTTCTCCGTTAAAAGCGCTTACACTGTAAACGTGATTTGCATTACCGTGAGTAGGTAAATCGTCAGCAGTTACAATTGTGCGTTCTGTTTTACGAATAGCTAAAACAGCTTGCTTTTGTTCAGCATCGTAATCTTCCATTGCCTGTGCAATCTTTTCAGCAGTAACTTCACCATCTACTGCAATGAAAATAGTTCCTTTTGTTGGATCATCACTCATTCACTGACCTCGACTTCTTGCAACTGTTCTGTCGGTTCAAAAGTTGATTTGACTCCCATAAGCTTGCGTACTTGATCCATTGCCATTTCACCACGAACAGGTGTAACGCTTAAATACAAATAGTTGTATTCAGTGTGATCTGGATCTTCTGGATTTACATACTGAAGAAGTTCACCAGCTTTCCATTGATAATGATACATGCCAACGACTTTTGTTTCTTCCACTGGATTGCTACTGTTTGAAATAGCATTTACTACACGTTCAAACAGGTCGGCTGAATAACTGGCCTTTGGGTTGTTCAACCACAAACACTTTTTGTCGAAGTCAACATAAGCCGTGAAATCCGGTAAACTGTGGAGACAGTGAACTTCTACAGTCCATCCAGCAGATTCTAAAGTTTCTTTGTGTTGCTCAATAATGCCTGAGTATGACATTTGATTTTCCTTCTAATTGGTGGGTTAAAGTTATTAAATTTTACAGGCTCCGCCTTCGCAATCTTCCATATCTTCATCTTGTGTTTGAATTTCGATTAAAACATCTGGTATTTCCAGAGAATCAAAATCAACTAAGGCAAAGTCATCGTCTTTACCTGCTTCAGCACTTAAAGGCAATGTTAATACAAGAACTGGTTGATTCATGTTCACATAAATGCCGAATTGTGCATTTAAGCATGAGTGAGTTTCACCATGATCGCTGACACTGTAACTACCTTCACGGGTAAATGTTCCTAAAGGAGTATCAGCTGGAAAAATGAAGATTTTGTTTCTCAGATTTTGCATGTGTTTGGGAAATAAGCCGTCTGTTACTAAAGACACTTCAATATCTTTAATTTTCAAATCAGCTATTTCACCATTCTGCACTAACAAATGTTGGTTTTTCGGTTGAAAATGGTTAAACCAAGATTCTTGTTCACTGATAGATGAAAATCCAAGTTCACCAGCCAGCATAATAAATTCTACGCTGTCCTCAAAATCATCTACTGATTTAATAGCTTCGTAAATAGCATCAGGGGTGAATTGTTTTTCAAGATTAAATTGGTGACTCGCACCATCCAATGTCCAAGACATTACTCGATTTTCAAATCCAACCCCAATTTGCTTGTCAGCTTCTGCCTCAAGATGTTCATTCGACATAACTATAGAATCACTTCTCGTTGTAATAAAGCCGTTCAGCTTAACTCGCTTAAAGAATCGGCGCAACAAATTTGCAGGTTGATCCAAGTTATTCAATACGTTAGTTAAAACAGTAGTTTTGTCCATTTCGCACCTCAGTTACAGAAAATTTCTGGAATTATTTAAAGGGAATTCTGTTTCTTCTTCGAGATTTTTAGCCGAAGTTATTCGTAGACCACTCATAGGTGAACGTCCATTGGCATTCATATAGCGAGTATCTACATGATAATAAACTCTGTTTTCTGATACACGGTCTAAGGCTAAGAATATGGCAAGCACTGACACTAATTCAGGATCTTGAGCAAGTTTTTCGTTAATACCGTTAAGTAATTCATCCAGCTTGTCTTTATTAAGTGGAAGGTTCGCATCAAAAACTTCTTGTAATTTTGAGTCAAACTCGTATTGAAGATCTCTGTAATCTTCCAGAAAAGCAAACACTTGTTGATGGTTAGACATTTTTCTTCCTAAGATTCCTTTAATAAATCTTGTTGTCCTGAAATACCCTTTAGTAACTGTTCAGTTATCAAAGCGCTCGGTCTAGATCGAGCGTACATAAGTTCGACCAGATAATCATGCAGCGATTTCTCTGGTAAGCCGTGTTGATCATTTTCACTATCCCAAATAACCTTTCTATTAAAGGATATATAAAATGTCGATTCCACGTACTCAAGTGATAGTAGAGAATATGATTTCCAATGATCTTTTGTTTGACCTGATTTTGCAAAACCATCAACTAATTGTTCTATATTGTTATTTATTCTGTCAATGACAGATACAAGTTCTTGCATAAGATTGATTGCAGTTTGATTCATCATAATATTCCTTTAATAGATAAATAAGGGAAGCCAAATATCTGTGAACACTTTTTTAAAATGAGAAGAATGTTTTTCAGCGAAACCTTCAAGGAATTCTTGTCGCTGTGCGATAGTTCCATCTGTAGGATCTGCAAATATAGAAACCAAATTACGAGGAAAAGGCTTACCGACCAATTGAGTATGTTTTCGATCTAAGTAAGCGTAAATTTGCTTGTTTAGATTTCTACGTTGTTTTCTACGTTGATAAGTAGTCGGAAGTATTTCTTTTTCTTTTGGAAAACGCACTAAACAGATATGAAGAGTTTCTGGATGTTTTGCCAAAATTTCTGGATCGACAAGACCTGCGTAGTAGAATACAGATTGTCCTTGCGCCGGAAAATGCACTTCGAGTGTTCTATCGTTAAGTTTTTTAAATTCCATTAATTACTCCAGAGTAGAATTGATTTTTCTGTCGAGTGCTTCACGACTTATACCAACAGTAATCAACATGTTCAAAACAGTTTCTGCGTGTGGCGCACTACAAACAGATTGCTCAAGATACTGTAATTCTTTTCGCATCTTTTCAATCAAACTTGTTGTGTACTTAATGCTGACCATGTTTGCTTCAAAGTTGTTAGGTTTGTACGCTTGTAGCTGACTGACTGGTGGAGGAGTTTTACCTGCACGTATATAACGCTTTGACCAAGATTCATATTCTTCAAGCAGCAGTCCAAAAGCTGTTGCCATGTGTTCTTCAGTAAACTGAACGTGTTTTTGTTTTGGATCTGCCGCCATCTTATTTCCTCTTAAGACCAATCATCACCTTGACTTTCACGTTTATGTGTTTCGTCATCAGAATATTTTTTGTTGTCAGGATCTGGATATTCTTCATTCCGTTGGCACATTACGTTTTTCCTCGAAATCTGATGCCTTTCGTAAAATAATATCCCGCAGTTGAGAATTCAGTAGATAAAGATCTACATATTCTTGCGTATCTTTAAGACGTTCACCTCGATTAGATCTCCAATCTTTCATTGGGCCACGATCAACAATTCCGATAAAGTTATCAACCGTATTGTGCATTCTTTCTATGGCCGCATGAGATACTGGAATTGGCTTACCTATAAAATCAGTTAAGGCTTTTCTTACTTCCAACGCAATAACTTCTTGTGAATTCTCAAACATTTCAAGAAGTTGTTCACGAGTTTGTGGAGAAAGAATATTGACGTTAAGGTTTAATGCTTTACTTTCAGCAGACTTTACGGCTTGATCGCAAATTGTTTGTGTTTCTTGCAACAAGCTATTGCCATACATCATAGGGTTCAAAGCAATTGACTTTAAATTCTTTTGAATGATCTCTAAAGCAGTTAAAATGTTTTCCATGCTACACCTTAAAATAATCTTCGGTAAAGATACGTTTATCCATCGGTAATCTTAATTCACCAATCAACTGACCTAGCAAAGAACTATTAACGATTAGCAAGTTTGGCTGGATATTAGGATCTTGCTCAACTGTATAACGCTGTGCGTAATAAGCTTTCAGCATTACAATTCGTTGCAATAAATAAGGAATTTTGAAAGTGCTAAGTTGTTTAGGGCTAAAAGTGAAACGGCCATTGCACTTATTTATTAAATCTTGTGTAATGGTTGGAGGATCTATGCTGTCCTCAAATACCGAATCTGGAAAGAAAGCGGTTTCAGGGTCGAACATAGTAGAATCTTCTGATTGTTGACCATCTTCAAAATCGTTAACAAACTTTACACCAAGATTATTGGATTTTAGTGAGGAAGCAAATCGAGTCCCAAACTTAAAATTTTGATTTATGTAGTTGTGTATGCGGAATTCCAAATACTCCTTGTACAACCGCTCGTCCATAACAACCTTTACTTTTGGATGATCCAACTTTTTTAAGGTTTCAAACAAGGAAAGTAAATACGCATGGCGGCCATGAACGAAACTTTCACTCACGAATATAAATGTTTGTGAGTTTTTTTCGGTAAGCAGTTGAATTTTACCTACTGCCTCCGTTTTAAATTCTTCAATCAGTTCATTGCTGTGACTAAAGGGAACTTCAACTTCCAAAAAATTCTTTGAACCTTCAGTTCCAAATAAATGAGTAAGGTCGTAGGAATGATCATATTGAATAGATGACTCTGAATCAACTTTCATAAGAACAGCAGCAACACTCATTAAGTCACCGTACTTACTAAGTGCTTCAACGGAATTTGGTGTAAATGCTTCGGATGCGGCTGAAGCATTATTCACTAAACGATCTAAATAAGCATCACGCATAAAGCGCAATTCAGGTAAAGACATTGGAATAATATTCATTGTTAGTTCTCCATTTGTATTTCGATGAATTCTGCTTGCATTCCAAGATTGGCAAGTATAATACTAACCTGTGTAATGTTTTCACTGGAAATAAATAAGTCACACAACTGGCCAGCTTGATCAGAAGTTTTTATAATGGCTTCCAATTGCTTAATAGCTAACTCAGGTTCTTGAAAGATTTCAGGATGTACAATAACAAAATCGAAGGGCTTAACATCTTCAGAGTGCAATCCAAGTGGAAGAAAACTGTCTACCATATACTGACTTCCAATTTTAATCAGTGCGTTAGCAGCATCGAACAAGTTTGTGTATAGTAAACAATTAGTCCAATTTCTTCCCATAGCCATTGCAATTTGATTTGCCTCTAAGCCAGCAAACCAAGACATTTGACTTACGGCCAGTGGAAAGAAAGATTCTGGTGTAGTGGAGTGACGTATGATCATTTAGATCTCTTTCCCTTATTTTTAGGTTCAATGTAGGTAACAAAATATTTTGAATTGTCACCAGTATAAAGCAGTGGTACGTTCAACCAATCACAAATGATTTTGCCGAGTTCTTGACCAGTAAGAGCAATTTCGCAGCCACTGTACATTTTGTTAGCAGCTTTTATGTCTGATCCAGTTGTTATTTTAAACGGAAGATCTTTTTGTGATAATACACGAGTTGGACGTTCGCTATATGGAGTTAGTCGAATATCCATTAACTTGGCAATATCATGCAAACACAAATCTAGCATATCGCGCACAACCAACTTTCCAACAAAGAAAGAACGGCCCCAATGGAATTCATCCATTAAAGTTCTGTAAAGCAAGTAGCGTTCATCTTTTGGATTCTTTACAAAATCAGGTGGGATAACCACTACTTGTCCACGGCCTTTTGAAAAAGTTTCTTTGTAGTCTTGGTTTGTGTATACTGAGCTGGTTTGCAGCATTCCACCTTCAGTCATAATTTGCTGATGAATTATTTTACATTCACGACTTGGATATAAAAAAGATTCCACAGAATGAAATTCGGCAATAAAACGAAGAAATACAACTTTCTTACCATTCTTATCGAAGTTGTGGCCGTAAGCTTTTCCAACTTTACCCCAACGATCTGATTTTGTTGTTATCACACAAATTGTATCGACCGGATTACCAGTCATTAATATGTTGTCGGTTAATTTGTTTTGCGTGGCAGCCTTGATAAATTCTTTGTATTCAGCTTTTTTAGATAGACTGATCAAAAACTACCTCCAATTGGAAAAGGTGGGACAAAGCCCACCACAAATCTTAAATTGCTACATCAGCTGGAATATGACCGCAGTGTTGATAACCTACTACGCGATAGTTTTGTTTGCCAAGACCACGCAGATCAGTTTTTTGTTGAGGGCCAACACCAAAAGTAATTAACAGCGGCAGCGATTTAGAGTTTTCCAGATTGCTACCTTGTTTCTTAAATGCTTCAATGTGATTTTTGTATATGTGAGTATCACCAACAAAAATATCCAGTTTACGAGGAATCATTCCGGTGACGGCAGCAACATAGCCATTTAGCATTGCATAGCTTGCTATATTAAATGGAGCGCCCAAAAATAAATCTTGACTGCGCTGGTACATGGCTAAACTTAATTCGCGTTTAGTCTCAACAAGACCGCTCATTGAAGCCAGAATTTTTAGCAAACTTACTTCGGACATTTCATACAATTCATTTTCAGTATATTCTACTGGAAAACCGTTGATTGTTGTTTGACCGTCAATTGTGTAAACATTATGAATTGCACGTTCTCCCATAATGTTTTCGCCAGCATCGGCAGAACCAAATTGGAAAATTGTGTGACAGGCAGGTAATGCTTGCTTACCAATTTCAACCTGATCTTTTGGTGGCAATCCATCAACAGGAATTACGTTTGGATTCCAAGCATCCACAATAATACGACGACAATCTGGATAGTTCTTTAAACGATAGATCGCGTTTTTGATCTGATCAAATTTGCGAATGAAATAATGCGAACGTACTTGAGTAGCAGGGTTATCAAAATACTCGTAAGAATAAGTTGATTGGCCTTGCAAGCGTGAATCGTTTTGATCGCAAACATCATCTGACAATGAACGTAAGTAATCAAACTTTGTTTCAAAGTAAGGATCTGTTGAGACAACACGATGAATTTCTTCACGACCTCGCCACTGCTCACCGTATACTGGGCCAAGATCGCCATTAGCATTTGCCCAACCATCCCAAATGTGAACATCTTCATCCAAAAGTTCTTGGATGTTTGTTTTGCCATCTAAAAACCAATGTAACTCTTTTGCGGTTCCCCTTAAAAACAATTGTTTGGTTGTAGGCATTGGAAAGCCGCTAAACAGATCTAAAGCTAAATGTTCACCAAAAGTTTTAATGGTGTCTTGCTGAGTTCTGTTAGATGAAGATGTGCCGTTGTTCAGAATTTTTTCGGCAAGAGCTAAAAAGTCAAAGTCAAATTGGTTTGCAGGAACTGCGTCACCAAATAATGCGTAACCTTGTTTTAATTTTCCAGGTGGAGATTTAGTCATCGAAATTTCCTTAGTTGTTTTGAAGAATAAGATTGCGAATTACGTCATCGCTTTTTAAAATGTTTTGGCGAACTGATTCCATGCAACCTGTAACCGTTGTTTCGAGTGCTTGCAAACTTTGTTTTATTGAAAGCGAATCAAATATGAGGACATTGATTTCTCTTTCAAGATCGTCCAGAATATCATCAGGATTAGTAGAGGATTCTAAAGCATGTTGGACAATCTGAATTATTTTTGACTGAAGTTCAGTGTTGCAGTCTGCTTCCTGCATTATGGATTCTGGAAGTGGAACCATAACACAAGAATCTATTTTGGTAATTGTGTCTGTAAAATAATACTGAACAAATGGGCCTTCTGACAATACAGCAATTTCTAAATTGTCCTGTAATAAAGAAATGGACACAAGATAAGGTGTTAGTTTAACCATTAGTTTTCTCCTGTATTAACCTTGGATTTACAGTATGTTATTAGGCAGGTACTTCAACATTTGCCCAAAATACAACAGTTCTTCTTACCGTATCTCCCTTCAATACCTTGTGTTTTGTATTAGGTGGCATCATTATAACGTAAGGTAGTTCACTGCTTTGCATAAATAACAATGATCCGCCTTCCCGCCACAATCTTTTATCTTGCGTTAGTTCAATAATAAAAGTGTGTGCGTTTGGAAAGGCACTATCAATATGTTCACTAATATGATCATCAAGTGCATATTCATTGTATCGTGCGTGAATAATATCAGCACCTACAAGAGACTGCAACCGCTTATAAATTGGGTTGTCAGGCTTTATGTGATGATGTGAAAAAGATGCACTAAGTTTCTCACTGTTTTCTGTGTAACGACACAACTTTTTGTTAGGTAATTCTTTTAACCAATCAGGCACTATCATTAGTTTTCTCCTTAATTACCTATGGATTTACAGTATGCGTATAACAAGAAATGTTGAAGTGTACAGACATAAAAAAAGCTGACCGAAGCCAGCTTTAAATATTGGATCATTGAAACTTAACGGTCTTACCCAAATCTTTTGTATTTACTGAATACACGGAAGTGGATGGTGGACGTTTGAATTTAATTTCTTTTTGATCCACTGAAACAATTTGTACGGTAGCCACAGGTTTCCATGCTGGTTTTGCTTTGTCTGTGCCGATTTGTGCAAGTCTCTGCATTACATAAGTATTTCCAACTTTAGGTAACTTAGGTTTTGGCTTGCCTGTGACAGAAACTTTGTATTTATCGGCTTCTTTTATATCAGCCGCTAATTCTTTTTCAGCTTCTTTCAACTTGAGTTTGGCGTCAGATACTTTATCCTTAGACTTGGCAACTTTTGCCAAAAGTTGAGCATACTTTTTATCGTCCTTTAATTTGGATGGAACCGCACTTGTTGACACTAATACCTTCATTTTTATTTCCTTATTTCGATTTCTTAACATCTTTTAAAATATAGGCAGCTAATTCAGCATACCCACCAGAATTTTTACCAGCACGATCTACTGGTTTGCGTAATTCAGTTAGTTTGTCAATTTGCTTTTCAACAGCAGACAATTCTTTACGTAATTGTTTTTGTTTTTCCTTTAATGCTTTAAGTTTAGCATCATTCAGAATTTTGTCTGTGGTTTCAATATTCTTTTCCTCAGAACTTTGCTTTGAAGGTTTTACATAACTATCAAATATAAACTTAGATCCAATTTCAAGTATTGGTATAACTTTGGTCACACTGGAATTACCAAAAGCATTCTTTACCGTAATTTTTCCAGCACGTATGCTTTTAACTCGCACAGCTTTTTCGTGTTTAATCCACTGTCCTACAGTGCGGCCTCTTACCGCAAACTCTTGCTTTTCTCTCAGCCAATAAACTTTTCCAACTTCAGGCATACTACGCTTAGCGCTTGTTGAGACTAGAATTTTCATTTTGATTCCTTGAGTTTTTTAAACATTGCCTGAATCTGTTTTTGCTTTGGAGCAAGTTCATCATGTAGACGATTAAACTCTTCTTCAGACTTTGCTTTAAGAATTTTATAATGATACTTGTGAATTTCGATCAATCTCATTATAACTTCTTTTTCACGCTCTACAGCATTTGGGCCATTTAGAGCTTGTGTGATTTCTCTAAGTGCTTGCTGTGCGAGATTAATCCAACGTGTTTTATCAACGTCAGGCTCCCAAGTATAAACAGCTTCCATATATTCATCGGAAATTTTTTGACCAGCTGTTCTTGGTTTGTCAGTAGTGGCCTTTGGTTTTCTTTTATTTGGATCAAATGGAATAACAGAAGATTTACTTGAATAGCCACCTATCTGTTTGAATTCTTTTTCCTTTGATGCCCAAACTTTAATATCAGCTTCACTCATTCGTCTGGCTAAAAAATCGTCCATTGCACTATCTGCCAGCTTAGCCACTTGTCTATCTTCAGATAGTGTTTCGCGTTCAATAGCTTTATACGCCAATTGTCTGATTGTAGGTCTAGCACTAACGCTGACTAAAATCTTCATCACACATCCTTTAATAAGTCTGCCGAAATGAACTGTCCTTTTTCGAGAACAGTTTTGGGAACTATTTTAATACTGGAGTCTAAATATTTAGCAATCTTTTTTGTTGCATATATTGCCTCAAGTTTTCCTTTTCCTTTCCCTATTATTTCTTTTTCCTTCCACACCCAAGGTTCATCACGCCAGTCGAAAATTTTTGACACACTAGGATCTTTGTTCTTGCTGAGTGAATTCAGATGATCGATCAGAGAATCTATATCGAATGCTCCAGCTTCGACATCAACTTTATAAAGTACACCAAAATCTTGCATCGATTTTGATCCGTTTATCTTTATCTTGGCGAATTCCTCAGCAACCTCACGATCAATAGAAAAACTAGAATCACCAAATACTGCGGTTCTTTTTAAAGTTTCAAATGATTTGGCCGGAAGTTTCATTCCTCTATAAGCTGTTTGTTTCATTTTAGTTATAAACATTGGAAACGCGGCTTTCATTTTGGGAACTAGATCTTTGTCATTTGTATGAATCCAATCAGACAATAACTCAATCTTTTCTTTGTTTAAGGATAAGGACTCTGAACTTAAATTTACTAAAATCTTCATTTCATTTCCTCGAAAACGACATTCCAATCTTGTTCAAGTTGATGACGATCTGGATCAGTATCATAATAAGCGGCAATCGCATAAACTAATTCGCCAATATCACCGGTCAACGTAAATGTTTTATCGACAATTGCCATTGCTTTTGGCATTCTGGAAATTTTTACCTTTCTACCAACTGCTTTTATTTCGTCTGAAATTTGTTGAGTCGATGAATTCTTTTTAGCCTTAACATGAGCAACAAAAGTACGAGCAGACAAACTAACTAAGATTTTCATTAGATTCTCCAGAATAGTTTCCAAGACTTGAGTAACTATAATAAAGTGTTACACAAGTTGGACTGCCTGTACTAATGTGACCATCATTTAATTGTGCGCCAAACTTTTCATTGAATTGCCTTGGAATATCAACACACATTAGTTGAGGCACCAACTCTTTCTGAAGTTCACGATCAGTAACCAATAGAGAAAGGTATACAGCGCCTCGTAAATCTTCTTTTGGCGGATCAATGGCTACTTTTAAAAATGAAGCACCTACTTTACTAAGTGCTGGAATGCTTGCAAACGCCTCAACTAATTTTTCTGTATTCATATCACACCTTTATTCCGGCCATTCTCAGTGCATCAGTAACGCCTTTATATTTTGAAAGGTCACTTACTGGATCTACGTTATCTAAAAGCTTTTTACAGGCGATTGCTAAATTTTTAGCGGTTTCCCAAGTTTCAGCTTCTGATCCAGTAAGCTTTGTTTGTGCAACAATTTCTTTCAATTTTTTGAAAGCTGTTTGACCTAACTTCAAAAACTTTGGATCTACATTGTTATAATCAGGAGTTATATTTGAGGCACTTGTATCACGAACTTGATCTGTAATTTCCACCATCAAATCGTAAGATTTTTTCATGGAAGGGTGGCCACGAAATCCATTACACAACATTGTGCAATTGTTTAATATTGCCCAATGATCAGAATCAAAATGCTTAAACTTTTTGAAATACTTTTTAACAGCGGCATCTGTCGTAGCCAAAGTAACTTCAGATTTTGCACTTAAGCTTACTAAAATTTTCATTTATTTTCCTTAATGAAATAGGGGCCGAAGCCCCTTGTATTAATTGTTACCCAAGAAATCTGCTGTAGTAATATGGCTTACTTCAACAACATTGCCTGTTTGTTTATTTGTTGCAACAAGTTTAGCAACGAATGTACCTTCAACCGCAGCAGTCGGCTGAACGGGTGGCGTAAGTACAGGTTTGAACCAAGCCAAACTTGTACTGTTTTGCACACAACGGAATTGTGGATCACTGCCACTATCAACAACATCAGGAACAGCTGATCCAATATCAGTTGTAAGACGCAGAATATATTTCGCACCATCCCACAACAAACGCCAGATCAGCGGATTGGTTTCAGTACCATCTGCACTACGATACATAATCAAATCGACATCGTAAAGTTCTGTAATGTTTGTGATAGTTTCGTGTTTACTACCAACACTCCAAGTTACATTCCACTGCTCGTTATTATTAGCTAACGTCAGAACAGAAGTATTCTCAGACATTACACGACCTTGATCCCATTGACTACGACGATAACTTGTTAACGCCAATTCAATCAAATCGTTTTTAGCAATTGAGTATTTCGTACCTGGAATTCCAGTTCCAACATAAAGCGTTGGAGTACCACCAGCTTTAAGGAAACGGCTATCAATTGGTGCAATCAAACCGTAAACAGTTTCACCTTCTGGAATAATTGGTTCGGGAGTAACTGGCACAACGATTACACCAGCTTCCTCGATCACTTGTTGAATTTCTTCTTCATAGTATTCGTTTAAGAAATTTTGAACAGCAGAATTTAATACTGTTGTTTGGCCAGCCGAAGTTGTATTAAACTTCTCTGAAATATCTAACCAATTTTCAACAATGTTGTTGCGTAATGCTTCAATATCCTCTGGAATTACAGGAGGAAAGCTTTTAGCATCAGTCAAGGCAACTTGTACGGCGCGTCCACCAACTTGTTGTCCAACAAACATAACTGGATTAAGTAACGGCACTACTTTAATATCGGACGCAGTAATCTTTTTAAGTTTGGCCAATTGATCAAAGCCAGAAATGATTACTGTTGCGTATTGAAAACTAACTTTCATTGTTCCGCTCCATTTGTGTAGGTTCCAACTTAAATTATGTAGATAGGGCCGAAATTAGATTCTGCACAAACTTTTCATAATCAACTTGACCTGTTTTGGTAGCGCTTGCTGTCCTTGCTAATAAATCTGCTTTGTCATTTCCTTCTATTCCGCTGTGACCTTTTACCTTTGTCATTATTAATCGACCAGACTTATAAAGCTCGTATAATGGTTTGATCAATTCTAAATTTTTGTAGGTTCCGCCTTCAGGTTTTCTCCAATTGTTTTTGGCCCAACCTTTTGCCCACACAGTAACGCAATTGATTGCATATTGACTATCTGTTAATACTTCAATAACGCAAGTTTTATCCTTAGACAATTTGAAAGGATATAAACACGCAAGCAACTCCATCTGATTATTTGTAGCATGTTTAAAGCCTTTTGAATATTCTTTTGTTAGTGTTTTACCAGATTTTTCTTTTATCAAAAATAATCCAATTCCAGAAGGTCCGGGATTGTTGATGGATGAACCATCAGTATAAGCCAGTATTTTAGACATCACATATTTTCCGTTGTCGCTAATTTATAATCATATATTTACAGTTTCGAGGTGAACTATGGGACTTCCAGTAATAGTAAAGGGAAATAACAGCACAGGCCATCCACCTGGTTTTCCACCAACTCCAGCCGTTCAAGCAAGTACAAAAGTATTTGCTGCAAAACAACCTATTGTGCGTCAAGGTGACAAATATAAAATACATTGCTTTAACGGCAGTTGTCATGTGCCTACAGTGGTAAAAGCAAGTACAAAAGTTTTCATTCAAGGAAAAGGTTGCACACGATTGGGTGATAAACTTAGCTGCGGTGATACAGCAAGTGGTGGAATTTCAAATGTGAGGGCAGGTTAATGTTCTTTCCTTCAATTAAATTGGTTAATACGTCTGTAGAGCAAGCTGTGTTTTCTTTTAGATACAGTGACGCTAACCTTGATTTCGATTCTCAGCCTGATGAATTCATCTATGATATAGATGCAGTCATTCAGGCTTTTCTGCTTTTATTGGCCACTTCAAAAAGAGAACGCTGGTGGCGGCCAGAATATGGAACATACGATCTTGAAAGATTATTGTTTGAGCCTTTCGATATTGTTACTGCCGACAGAATTGCAGAATCTATTAGGTCTACGAATGAACTAAGAACAAATGGAAATACTCGCATAGAAATAAGTGGTGTTTCTGTTCAACCTGTTTACGATTCGCAATCTTATTATACAACATTGAGAATAAGTGTGCCTTCATTGAATGCAGAAAAGTCTGTAAGTTTTACACTAAGACGGCCAACTTGATATAGGGGAATTTTATGGTACGTGCAACAAATTTAAGTAAAGCCGTTGGGTTCCAACAACACGTAAATGCCATACTAGAAGATTTCAAAAAAGAATATGTGTGGGCCGATAAAGAAAAAAGTAGTTTAGCAATTTTCCTTGTAGATGCTTTGGCTGGTATAAGTGAAGTTGGACAAACCCACACAATGTTTGCGCTGCGTGAAGCATTTTTAAGAAAGGCCCGAAGAAATAGTAGCATTCTTGCTAACGTAAAGTTCTTGGGCGTAGAGTTATCAAGAAAAAGTGGATCAGCTACTTTAGCAAACTTACGCAATAACAGTGATACTTCTATACCAGTCGGAGCTTTTACACAATTCTCTATTGGTGGCAGAAATTTTTACAACAGTCAAGGTTTCGTAATTGACGCAAAATCAAATAAAAGCGTTGTGTTGAAACAAGGCACGGTGGCAGAGAAGAATTTCAATTTAGCCAATTACGATCTTACATTTCCCGAAATATATTTAGGTGTTCCAAACTTTATTGTTTCATCAGAAGATCTTCAGGTTCGTGTAATAGAATCGAATGGTGTAAGTACGCTGTGGACAAAACATACTGACACACTCTACGAAATGCGCCCTACCTCAAACAGTTATATTGAAAGCACAACTGAAAATGGTGATGTTAGTTTTCTGTTTGGTAACGGTACTTACGGACGTAAACTTTCGCCAGATGCAACATTGAATGTTCGTTACATTATCAATGAAGGCGCTGTTGGTAATATCGGAAGTCCAGGCTCTCGCGTTACCGTAAATACAATTGGTGCTATAAGCGGTGTAACTGAAGAAGCAGCTGTTGGTGGATCTGATCAAATTGATTCAAATTTTTATAAATTGTATGGATCAAATTTGTTTGAATCTCGTGGAACATTAATTCGTCAAGCGCATTGGGATGCACTTCAAAGCAGTTATCCTGATATAGCAGATTTAGTTGTTCAGGGACAAAGAGAATTAGCTCCAGATGATCCAAGCTGGATGACTACAGTACGTCTTTGTGTGCTGCCAAAAAATAGTAGCAGTTGGGGAGGTTCAAACCCTAATCCGCAATCTGCTCAGTGGTCGCGCTTTTTAAGTTATGTGCAAGCTCGTTGTGGCAAACTTACTTTGGTGCCACACAATCCAGAAAAAATTCTGATAGATGTATTGGTTGATGTTTATATATTTGATGACCAAGATGCCAGTTTAATGGAAGCTACTTTAACCGAAGTAGTTAAAAAGTTTTTTAGTCGTCGTACTGGAATACTTGGCCGCAAATTTGTTCCAAGCAGCGATCTAGGTGACAGCATTAAATATGAAGCTGATGGATCTAAACGCGAAGGAATAGATTACATTACTATACTTCAACCAGACAGACCAATAACACCTGATTCAAAAGTTGCGTATGTTACACCACGTTCAATTAAAGTGCGTGTTAAATATACTCAACGTAAACGGGATGCGTAATGAAAAGATTAAATGACTTAATGGTAGGTATTCTGAAAGAAAATCCTTTAATGGAAAGTTCACACAGAATAATCGATGAATATTTTGTTCGTAATGTAACAAAATTTACTGAACAATTAGAAAGTATACGTACCATAACTCAAGAGACTCCGCAAGAAATTGTGGATGACAGCATTCGTCAAATTGGTTTTGATATTCCAAGTTGGATAATGAGAACAAACGGTGAAAATATTCGCCGTTGTTTTTATCACTTGACTCAAGTTTATCAAATTAATGGAACTCCTAATTACCCTAAATTTTTAGAGTTCCTTTTAGATCGTGGAATGCGTGTTGTAAATTTATATACGCAAGACTACGTTGAATTTTTCCCACAACCGCTAGGTCGTTTAGTTAGTGAAGGTGGTTCTTGGTTTTTAACCACTCACGTAGATCTTGAGGTAATGGCAAACGGAATTCTTGGTCACTATCCGTTGGAATTGAATGAGCAAGATATTGCTTGGATCAAAACCAACTTAAACTATGAAGCGGCTGAACAGTGGCAAAAAGATGACATCGACTTTGATATTGATCGAATGGTGTCCGCTGGAACAGTGTATGGTGTTAATGATGCACTGTATGCTTACATGGTGTTGGATAAGCGAATCATTGATTTGTTTTATCAGTTTGCTCCAATAGAAGAAGTGGTACGTGGTATTTACATGACCATTACTGCTCAAGCTAACTTATACATAACTGGAAGTTTGATTGAAGAACAAATTGATTTCATAGAACTAAATGGCCCATATCCAACGCAATCAATTCTTGAATTAAATAGCATGTTAAGTGCAGGACAAGAATATCCTGTATATGGCCGAGTTGTCTGGTCTAATGGAATGCAAACTCCAGAAACAGCGGTTATCACTTGGGCAGACCACGGCTATACAATAACCGAAGAAAACAAAATAATATTCGATGAAGTTGAAGCACAATTACGCAAGGATGTAATCGTCGAATACAAAATTTTAGGTGTTGTTGAAACAACAAGAATAACTTTGTATCAAGGTGATGTCGAATTAGTTCCTTCAGCTCTTGTTATAAAGGGGCCGAATGTTGTTGCCGAAAATAACACTGTTGCTTTTAACATCATTGGGGATTTTCGTGGGCCGCAAGGTGATGCGAAATTCCGTGAGATCTATGATGTAGAAAACGTAAAATTGACTACAAATAGTTCAGATGTAATCATCGAAGGTTTTGATCTTACTGTTAAAAGAATCTTTGAAGATAAAAACATAGTTGTTCAAGCAGAGTATGAAACAAGTGAAGGTACAAAACTTTATCAAACATTTCCGCTGGTACTTCGTGCTCTACCTAAGCCAATTATTCCAATAGGTGTTGAATTTGCATTTACTCAAGTTATTTATAACTCTGAAGGTATTATTGTAAACGAAACTCCTCACATTGGCGATTTATTGCAAAACAACTATTACCGTATCAAAACTACTTTGATCTATAGCGACAATAGTTTAGTTCCAACCGACATGGAAGTAAATTGTTCTAGCTTAGCTATTGTTGTTGAAGCAGACAGAACATTTTTTGCAAGCGTTGTGAATAGTGACTATGAAAACATTTTTAGTGTTAAGTACACTGAAGGTGAAGAAGTAGTGACGGCTTCTGTTAGCAAGCTTGTTGTTTTTCCAAAAATAGTTTTGAATAGTTTGGAAATTGTTGGGCCAGATGTTTTGATGGAAGGCAAAACAGAAAACTATTCTGTTCTTGCTCACTGGAGTAATGGCCAAGTAAGTTCGGTTCCAGAAGCTCAATTGGTAAGTCGTGAAGCATTATTAGGTTCTGAATTTTTATATCCAGTGACTATTGATCGCGGCAGTGTAACTGCTCCAGTATTAGGAATGACAGCACGATCTCAGTTAACGGCCAGCGTTCAGCGTTATACAGATGGGCATTGGGTTGAAGTTACAAAACTTCTTACTATTAAGAATAATGATCGTATTGCATCTTCAATAGCGACCATCATGGCAGATCAGGTAACGGAAGGAAACAGAATAGCAATAAACTTTTATGTTACATGGACAGACGACAAAGTAACACAAGTTATGCCAACTGCCGTGCGTTTAATAAAACAAGAGAATGGTGTTATTCACAGTGAGGCAGTGCGTGTAGATCCAGATGTTGATACAGAAATTGTAGAAACTGGATTTGGCCCACTTCGCATTAAAATGCACCCAACTCAAACTTTTATTGAAACTGAAACTGGATTAGAATGCAGATCTTTAATGATCGAGTATGAAGAAAGCGATACAAGTCTTAATGGTTTGTTTAGCATGGAATTCGATTATGATGATCCGTATTCTGCAAATTTAATTTCGGCAAATCGTTTATTTACAACAGCTGAAAAATTTGTAGGTAGCGAGAGCGTTACAATTCATGTACCGGACGAAATGGCTGAAGGTTCACGACACTTTGCTAAGGCCGTAGTCCGTTTTGAAAATGGTCTGGATAAAGAAGTTGAAGCCAACTGGAGTGTAGAAGATATTGAAGGTGAGACAGATGATGTTGGTGCTGACGTAAGTGTTAACACATATACCTTACAAAAAATAGTTTATAGCTTGATTGCTTTAGATGAAACAACGCTAATGGATATGTCATTGTCTAACCAAGATTTGACTGCGTTCCAAATACGCAATCTTATAAATGGAGATTCAATATTTGCTGAAATGTCAAATCAACCGATTCCAGGACAAACTTGGCCACAAAAACTTTTAATTTTGTTCGCTCAATATCCTGAACCTCTTGCCCGTTGTTTAATTCAAACTCGTTTTATAGCCGAAGATGAATTATTTGTATTACGTTGCGGTTTCTTTGCAAAACAAGATGCACGTACAATCAAAATCATTAACCGTCCGGTTGAGCCAGATACTCCAATTTTAAGTTGGTACATAACTGGCCCAGTCGAAATAGAAGCGAATCTTTACAACTTTTATTCTTACGGTTTAAGTGTTCAATATGCTGATAATGGTGTTGAGTATTTAGTAAGTAATGATTGGGAAGTTGAATTGTATTCCGATGAAACTTTTGACCAACGGCGTGAATTGATTCGCACCATTGTATTGCGTGACGGTGACGGAATACTTCCAATGGATAACGATGGAAGTGGCCGTAAAAAAGATGTTGATGAACTAACTGCGGAAGAACTGCTAGAGGTTTTACCAACAAGCAGCGTTGTTGACATCGATCAAAATGGTTACTTATATCCACGTTTAAATGAAAATGCGCGTATTGTAGTTACAGCCGTTTATAATGATGGACAACAGCAATTCAGAGAAAATCTTCCAGTTTACATTCGCAAACAAAATACTAGATTGCAGAAAATAGAGGTAGCTTTAGTTGGGCCAACTGGATCAATAACATTTGACTTTAAAGACAAATTGTTAGATGAACCAAACGCTTGGTCAAACTTGAGTTTGGATGGAGTTGTTTATTATCAATTCCGTGCTTATTTAACGCGATTTGGAGATCCTGCTCAATATGAATTGGTTGAAAATCTTTTCTGGAAAGCTGAACCTGTAGGCAGTGGCGTAAGCTTTGACGAGCAAAGCGGCCGACTTTATATTCTTCAACAAACTAACGACAGTGATGTAACAATTGTTGCTTCTTATGAAGAAGAATTTAGAGAAAGCGAAACAAGTTCAACAGTATTTTTGGAGAGTATAAAGTCATATTCTCTTGTAAAAATAACTGCCACTAAAGCACTTGATGTTATTGATATTCTTGGTAGTACGTTTACAACAAGTGATACAACTTTTTATCCATCTTACCAAGTTTCTCGCCGTGACGGATCTTTGGCAAGTGTTGATGTTGTTTCCTTATCAATAGTTGAAGCACCTTTAGATATTTCCATAAGTATTGACGGTAAGGGAATAGTAATTCCAAAACGATCAACGGATATAATCATTAAGATTCGTGCTACAGCTATTGAAGGTTTACGTACAATCTACAAGGATTTTACGGTAACTATTTTGGCAAGCTTTGTTCCGTTAGAACTACACATAAACAGTAATCCAGCTGGTATTCGTGATAATGGAGAATTTTACCTAAAAGCATTTTTAGAAATGCGTGATGGATCTACTTATGATGCAACAACAGATTCTTACTGGCTGTTGGAAACAAAATTGGCAGGTCTTGAATTAGGCAATAGAACTGGCTTATTGAAAGTTCCTTATGTTGATAAAGACACTGAAATAACCTTTAAAGTTGTGTACACTAGAAACGAGATCGTGTTTGAAAAAACTCACACAATGATCATTCAATCTAGTTATCCAATGTACTGGGAAGATCCAGTGGCTGCAATCAACGCAACTTATTTCCAGAATGTCATTGGAAGTGACGAATTCAAAAGATTATTAAGTACAACAGGCGGAAGATTCACTTCATATCCAGCTGCTGCTGAATATCTTTACTTTGCACATCCGAAAAGTTTTGGTTTAGCTACGTTCGCCATTATTCCAAGTACAACTGGAGCAATCAATTGGGGCAACATGCAAACACCTGTAGAAGTAACGCGCACTTATATTAATGGTGTGACTGAACCTTGGTTGATTTATCGTACAGTCAATCGCGGTTTTACTTTAGGTGAATTCAGTGTGGTATATGGGCAGTAATACTGCCCTTTTACATAATTTATAAGCATGTGGTTTTACGGGAAATATAAAAATGATTCCAGATCGTTTGATTTTAACACCAGAAGGCGAAGCAGCACTGTTATCCGCAAGTGAGGGTGGCGTGTTTATTCGCCCTTCTTCGTTTGTTGTAGGAAATTTTTCAGGAACTGAGCCTGAAACAGTTTCGAGCGTTGTACTAGGTGATGTTATTTATTCTGGTCAACTTTTCTATGTGGAAGTATTGAACGGTAATACTGCACGTTTCACAATAGAATTACCTGTACTTCCAAACACTGTTAGCATTACAGAAGCCATCGTTTATTTGGATGATAATGTTCCGCTTGGCCGTGTACGTACAACAGTTCCATATGAAAAAGCTGCTGGACGCAAAATGCGTCTAAGCTTTATGCTGCATTTGGATCAAGATCTTGCAAGTGTAATCGATGTTACTTTAAGTACATTCGGATCAGTTCCTGCTTGTGTTGGTGTTGATTTTCTTCCACCAGCTGGAACAGCAATAACAAATGCTGTTTTAGTTTTAGATCTGCAAAGCAATGCTGATGGTGAATATTCTCCTGAGTTAGCATATCGCTATGGTGCAGGTGGAAATGTTTGGGGCTTTAGTGGCTATTCAAGATTGCACAGCGGAAACGTAACTCCGGTTGATGGCGCAAACTTTTCTGCGGATAGTGTTGTAGAAGATTTTGAATTAGAAAACGATGACGAAGTTATTTGTAGCATTAGTGCTGGTAAAGGTGCTGGCGAAACTCGTCGTTTCAAAATTGTAGCTGGAGCATTTGCAGCAACCAATATTGGATTTTCTGATATTGATTCTGGAAGTGTCATTCACATCTGGAAACAAATTGTAGGTGCTGGAAGTTCTGGTAGTGGTTTACCAGATCGTAATGGTGTTGGGCCAGATTGGGTTTTAGCTGCTGGTGAACAAAATGCACAACCTCGCTGGATTCCTCAAAGCGTAGGTAAGTCAAGAACTCGTGGTAATATTTATAATCCTCCGGGAAAATTAAAGATTACACAAATTACCTTGACTCCAACACAAGCGCAAAGAACATTTTTGCTTTACAACGAAGATCCTTTAACCACGGCTGATCCAGAAAGTTGGATTCATCGTTATAGCTATAGAAAAAATAACAACTATAGCATGATAAGTTTGTCTGGTGCTAATCAACAACGTACCGCATATACATTGGCAAACAACAGACTTGAGTTCACTGAAGATGTCCCAGTCGAAGTTACAATCGACGCTCGTTTATTTGAGTTAGAGCCAAGTACAGGATCTCGAATTGATATTCGTAGTCGTGAACATACTGGTGATGGAATTACACGCGAATTTGATTTACCAGCTATTCCAGAAGATCCAACAAAAGTATTAACTTTCTTTGAACGTACTTTAACTAATCCAGCATCATACACAATTGATTTGGTTAGAGGCAAAATTGTTTTCCTTGAAGCAATTGGTATTGGATTACGCTTTGAAGTAAATGTGATAATTCACGAAGCAGTTGAAAACTTCGCTACGCTAATGCACTCACATTTGGTTACTGTTAGAGATCGTGCTAATGTTTTCGTTCTTCCATTTACACCAAGCAGCAAAGAAAATGTATTCATTAACGTGAGCGGTTTACACGTTTATAAATCAGAATACGTTTTAGTTGGAAACAAAGTTGTTATGAACAACGATGTTGATCTTGATGTTCCAATAGAATTCATGATCTTTGAAAACGTAAGATCTGAAGGCACTCCTGATACTGCTTTACGTGGAATGGTTGTTGATGCCATGTTAAGTGGTAACTCAATTGAAATGGTACGAAGCGGTGCTGACAGTTTACGCATAGAATTGCCTGAAATAAAATTGTTGAGTGGCAAGAACTGCAAAATTGCCGGACAATTTCCAGAGTTTGAAGTAAGTTTTGATGCTGGCTCTGAAGTCGGTGGCGGTTACACAGCAATATCGCTTAGTGAATCTGGTGACTCAATTGGTGAGCTGACGTTAACACATCGAATCGATGTTAAAAAAGATTTGCTGGTTAATATCAATGCACATTTTGAAGCACAGTTGGGTCCTGGTTTTAAATCAAGTTCTGGTACAGAAGAAATGCAATTTGCATTAGGTTTCAAAACTTTATCAACAAAAGAACCTGAATTTGGCAGAAACTTAAAGGGTACAGGAACAGCCGGTTTTGCGGTAAGTGCTCCAGATTCAACCGGAAAAATGGCAATGGCGAATGGTTCAGTAGGTGATGCCGTTACTTTAATTGCTGCGAATAATCCACAAGGTTACGTGGAGATAATTGCAAAAGTTAAAATAATAGGTGCGGAACTTAGTTCGTATGAATCAAAAATTCGTATATCATTGAATGGTATTGTTGTGCCTATTATTAATTAAGGTCGGTGCGGTATGGATGATATTACAATTCGTATTGAAGCATTTGAAAACAGATCTGATCTTGATGGAGCAAGAGCAAAAACTTCAGAATTCGGATCAGATGTTGCTTTCGTACAAGTAGAAGAACCAGATCCGCTTAATATAAAATTTGCGTATAATGCCCAATCAGGTGTTTTATCTTTAATCCGTGGGCCTGATGATATTATTCAGGCCACTGGTTTTCTTACGCAAAAAAGTTTGGGAACTGGAAGAAGAGGAAAGAAAGGAAAAAGAGGCAAAGATGGTCGTGATGGGAAAACTGGTTACGATGGTCGTGATGGAAAATCTGGATGTCCTGGAATTCAAGGTGTAAAAGGAAAGAAAGGACTTCCAGGTCGTGATGCTGATGATGGCCCAATTGGGCCAATAGGTAAAGCTGGTTGTGGTGGTGCTGAAGGCGAAGAAGGTGAAAGAGGAAATAAAGGAATAATCGGCCACGAAGGATCTCAAGGTTTAATGGGATCTAGTTGCAAGCAAGGGCCGGATGGCCCTGACGGTGAAAAACCTTTGGAAACAGTTTTATTTTCTGACGTTCCACCTGTAGATAATCTGCTTGCTTTTATTTGGGCAAAACCTGTCAACAGAGATCAAGTAGATCCAACAGATCCATTGCCGCCAATAGATACTATCAATCCTTTAAACGGAAGAGTAGATAGTTTATCAATGAATGTTCCTCCGGTTGGTGCTGGTTGGTATCAAGCAATTCTTTATTTTAAAGTGAATTCTTTAAGTGGTGGAGTTGGGCCTTTTAACTATAAATGGTCTGGTGATTTTTCGACAAACGCAAATCTTTCAGTAGTTGATACTGGAATGAATTCAGCAAACTTGAATTTGAAGTGTAGAATTTATATTGCTGGAACAGAAACCAGAAAAATTACTGGTGGAATTCGTTGCACAGTAACAGACGTAGGTAACGGCAACAATCCTTTGCTTTTAGATGCCACTTACACATTCAACATTGTTGCGACGGCTTCTGGTGGCGGTGATGATGGTGGCGGTGGCGGTGGAGGCTGTATCGTTTTTGGTCAACGTGTTAATTTAGTAAATGGTGAGCAAATTCAAGTTCAATCTATTTTACACGGTGACAGTTTAATCGGAGCAAGCATAGAAAGTTTGCCTGACAGCTCTAATGGAAACTCTAAATTTTTAGATTGGTTCACTTCTGATCTTAAATCGAAAAATACAACTGTCACAGCAATGTCGGTTAAGCACGGTACTTATCACAGTTACTACAAAATAAATAATGTTTTGAAAATAACTTTGGAAGAAAACATGCTTTGCTTGCGCGGAGGCTATTGGTCTTTTAGGCGAGTTAAAGATCTTCGTGTTGGAGACTATTTATATCATCGAACAGAAGGTGCTAAAGAAATTCTCAGCATTGAACAAATAAGTGAACAAGTTAAGACAGTATCTTTAGATGTCGAGACATCAGACACTTATTATGTAGAGGATTATTTAGTTCACAATCTGGATGCTGGTGGCCCAGTGATGAAACATTAGGTAGGTATTTATGTTGACGAAAGTTCCAACTAAATTAATTTCAGCGCCTCAAGGAACAAACGGTCAAAGTCTTGTTGTTCAAGATAAAAGAATAACAGCTCAATCTACTGCAACTCAAACAGTTTCACCTATAGAAGATTGGTTTTATGATGCAAGCGTTGGTGTTCTCACAATTCGTTTGTTGAATGGAACAACTCAAACTTTAGGTGGATTTCCAATATTATCTGATATTCCTGAAGGCCCACAAGGAGCACAAGGAGAACCAGGAATTGATGGAAAAGATGGTCGTGATGGTCGTGATGGTCGTGATGGTGAAGCTGGTTGTGTAGGTGCAGCTGGTGAGAAAGGTGATGACGGTGATGATGGCCGTGACGGATTAGAAGGGCCAGTTGGCCCACCAGGTATTCAAGGATGTGAAGGCCCAAGAGGAAAACGTGGGCCAAAAGGTGAAGATGGAGATCAAGGCCCACCTGGAAAACAAGGGCTCCCAGGAATTGAAGGGCCACCTGGAAAAATGGGAAAACAAGGGCCACCTGGAAGAATAAATATTATTGTAAGTGAAACTGATCCAGGCCCAAGTTTAGGTAATGGTGGAATTTGGGTTAATCCTTTAATTGGTCAGATAGATGATGATACTGATCAATTTTTTACGTAAGGAATTTTTAGCATGAGTGGTTTAACAAAATTAAACTTATCTATGGTAAGTCCACCACTTCAAAATGGCGGAGTTATTGCGTCAGGCCAAAGTCTCACTGTAGATCCAAAAACAATAGATCTTTCTGAATTTAGTGGTTACTATGATCGTACACAAGGAATATTAACTTTAAATATTCCTACGATTGGAAAAATTAATATTGGAAATTTTCCAACATCTGCGGATATTGGTACAGGACGCACAGGGCCAAGTGGTCGGGATGGTGTAGCAGGTGTTGATGGTTTAATCGGTGAAACTGGTCAAAAAGGTTTGCAAGGTTGTCGTGGGCCAGAAGGCCCACAAGGTCGTCAAGGTGAACGTGGGCCGCGAGGTCTAACGGGGCCGCAAGGTGAACAAGGTATTCAAGGTATTCAAGGCAATGACGGTCGTGATGGACGAGTTTTAATTTTTGTTCAAAGTGACGACCCGGGCGCCACCGGTCCAGGAAGTATTTGGATAAGACCCTAATAAAATATTTAGATTAAATTTATTTTGGAGATACTATGAAACTTTTCTCTCTATGTATGGATTCACAAACACTGACAAGTTTATCTTTGGATGCAGCTGAAGCTAAATTGAATGCTGAAAATGCTTTGGAAGAATTCAAGAGTAAAATGAAAATCCTTTTTCCAAATTTTATGCTCAGCGCTAAAATCAAAAACATAATGTCAGGTGAGTCACTTGTAATTGATTTCGCAAATATTTCTGACAAAGATCAGGCACCTCATGGCATCTTGCACAACGTCAGCGGCTTCTTCACAATCATAATGGATGTGAATTACAGCGGTAAAATGTCGAAACCCATAGAAACATTTCAAATGGAAATGATTCGTGGCGGTGTTAGTCGCAGAGTTCAAAGTTATGGTGTTAAACAATTCAGAAAGATTTCTGGCAAGTCTCCAAGCGAATGTCTGGCAAAGTTGTTTAAATGGTTCGAGAAAAACGCTGAAGCATTACGTAGTTTGCCGGTTAGCGTTTATTAAGTTGTTTAGGGGAAATAAAAATGGCTCGATTACGCATAAGATCAATTTATAACAACAAATGGCTTGATGTTTGTAATCATCCAGTGTCTTTTAGATCTCCAGATAACAGATCTTGGATTCCATTTGACATTAAGCGTATGAGTGTGCGTGACGGTGGCAATTTAAACTGGTTAGAAATTGATTGTAAACCCGATCCACTTTTTGATGAACCTTGTGCGTTCAAACAAATTGGTAGTGTCAATTGCCCAACTGGAATTGACACTATGGAGTTGGGAAGTGGTGATGGAACTGGAAGTGATGGATTACCTTTTGATCTTATAACAGGTTATCCAGCTGGTTATGATATGCCAGATGCTGGTGACACAGGTTTTATGCTAGAACGTGCGATAGGAAGTCCTCGCGGTTTTGCACTTAAAAGACCTGCATTAAACTATGCTCTTGAATATTACGATCCAGAAGGTGTTACAAGTAATCTAGGTCGTGGCAATTATGCGAACCCAAA